TGTAGTTACCAAGTGTATTTGACCCCCCGCTGTCATTGGGTGTATACGTATACGGACACCCCCCGTGTGGCCCATGCCCCCCATGCTGTATACAACGGTATACACAAGGATTTCCTCAGTTAATGTGACACTTTAAGCTCTAACTCCTTGATATCATTATGTTTTATACACAATGTAGGATTATTCAGTACACATAATCGGGATTTTTCCTTGTGTTTTCAGGGGGTTACTGTTTGTGAGTAAGGTCATGCACTATACACTACCCATAATAACATTATGTCTGCACATATACACCCACCCCATTATATGTCTTATACATTATCTCTTATACATTATCTCTTATACAACAACTCTTATACATGAATAATTTATTCCTGTTATGAAAAATCTCCAGTCTATACATAACGCAACCTTAGCTTGCTTACAGATACTTTGAACAACTACTTAAAGGTATTCTATCTCAACCTTTACTTGCGAATCACCCCTACCTCTTTCCCTTTATAGTTGTAGAAATAAGCCTAAAATCCTTCATAATATAAGACAGCATGTATTACCCATAGTCTCATAAGTTGTTGATATTATTGACAAAATAAAAGTGTTTGACTTGTTTTGGTCTTTCGGAGTACAAAATAGCTACGGTTTTTGGACTTCTGATTTTCGTCTCCGGTCTTTCTTTTGACCCGCCACGGTTTCAGAGTTTCATTATCTCCCCTACTACTGCCTCCCCTTGTGGCGGTTATAGGGTACATATGCACAAGGGGTATCATGGAACAAATCCAGAGGGGTTTTAACGTGGTGTAGTTATTTTGCAATATCTGACAAGTACTTAAAGTGCGGTTGGATAATACATAGGCTATGACATGGATTTAAATTCTATTTGGTGGCGGTAAATTGATAGCAATACGGTTGCAAGACTTGAATTGACAAGTCGGAGAGGGTTTTTGATTACCCTTGCATTAATTATCTAGGTTGTTTGGCTTCTACATGGTCAAGGGACGTTACTAGAACCGTTTACCATTCAGATACTTTTTGTATCTGATAGGCTTGTCTGTTTTGACAATATCCCGTTAGAGATAGCGGTAACTGTATTGAAATTTCCAGTGGGGGTATAACTCCGACTAAGCCTAGCCAACTAGGTTATGCTTCATAGCATAGGTCGGGGTTGTATCTAGGGGCGTCTCAATGATGGGGCGTCCCGTATGCAACCCTAATGGAAAGATAAAATCATGGCAAAAATTGTAACTAAAATGTTCAAAGATGACGAAATTGATGCGGGTATTGTTAAGATAGCCAAGGATGCGGAGACGTTTCAACAACGTATTCACAACTATGCTGTGTCTATACTCAAGGTATGGCATGACGACAAGGATGCGTTGAAAGCGGTTGCCCGTATTAATGCCTTGCAAGATGCGTCACCTTATCATACCCGTGCCTTCTCTGTGTGGGTTGGTTTGATGTTACCCCTTGAGTGGTCTGATGAAGCTAAGGTGTGGTATTGCGACAAGGATACCATACTTAAAGGCAAGCCTTTTATGGCCGCACGTGATCTACCCTTCTGGAAAGCTTCACCTGCACCTGTGGCCCAGCCTTTCATCATGGCAGATGAATTGCAAAAGATACTGGACAAATCCATCAAGCGTGCTGAGAAGCCCAAGGATGGTGACATGGTTAATGTCGCTGCGTTCAAGCACCTGCGGGAAGCTCTCAAGGTTCTCAATGGTGAGGTGGTGGAATGATCCACCCATGACATACCTAGACTAAGCACCCCATGTATCAACGTGGGGTGTGACTTCTTGACTACTGATAGCGTCCTAATCATGGGGCGCTTTCTGTGTTCAAGCCTTTTGAATACAGCCTCAACGGTTGAGGTTTCAATGATTAGGCATAGGGGTGAACCGTCAATGATTCCCCAATGATTGCCAACTAAATACATGACAGTGCTGTGCGCCCACATTTAGCATGGGTGGGTGTGTGATCTGTAAGACAGCTCTTACAGTGTCACCAAAGTTTTGTAGGTGCAAATCCTACCCGCACAGAGTAATACCCAAGCTGTGAGTGGGTGGGTCTTTGGTTTTTTCTACCCGTAACCTCAGCAATAAGAGCAAGGCTTCATATACCCTGTGATCTTATCGGAGAAACCACGGACGGTTAGTCCCTACATGGTGTGGGGCTTTTTATTTGGAGGATTAACTGTGCTAAGTAAGTATCACAAAGACGCAATTGAAGTTTCTGATAGGATAGAAATATTAAATGCTCGCAAAGCTCGGTTTTCTAATCATGCCACCTTATACACTAGGGTTGCTGGTGTTTGTTTAGAAATATCAGAGCTTGAAAAGCAATTGCCTGTGCTTAAAGCCACGGCAAAATGGGCAGATGAACTAAATGATCGTGGTGTTCTGTGATGAATAACCAACAGAATAAAATCAATGGTGAATGGCCTAAAAAATCTGTGTATGTGATTACTCAAGTACACAGTGACCGTTTGTTCTGGTCTAATACTGATGGGTGGTGTGATAATACCAGATCACTCTTTACCCCTGAAGAAAAAGAAACCTTTAACCTGCCTATGGGTGGAGTTTGGATGTTGTTAAATGAATAACCAACAACGTATTCATCAAGACCTACTCACTGCCCTAACACAGATGGGCGGTGTGTCTACCTTTGCTGCTGAGTTGATTGCTCAGTATCTTTTAACCAAATACAAAATGGAGGAACTATAATGTTTCGTGATGACTTTCTTTGCGCTAAATTCTTTGACAAGTGGACGGCACTAAGCCGACAGTCTCAGGTCTTACGTCAAGACTTGTACCAGCTTAATGCTGATATGATGGGTCCGAAAGAGTGGGAGCATAGTGCTGATCGCCGTAGTCATGAGGTCAACATTGCATGGGCTGAACATAAAATGGAAAGGATGTTATGAATGAGCCAACCAAATACCAACCCTAATAGGCTCAAGTATAAAGTCTATAGGGTTGTCACGGTAAAGACTGGTAAGGTGACACGCCTTGCCGGTGTGGGCATGGAGTTGCCACATGAAGTGCTACGCAATCTCCCCTTGGGGTGTGAGTGGGTAACTGAAAAAGGTGACACCATTTATGAAAGGATAATGTGATGAGTAAATGGTGTTGGTTCAACATTATCATGGGTGGGTGCTGCGTGTTCCTACTCATGCTCATCCTGTGGGTGGCAACACCCTGATCACTACCTAGAGTACACCTTCGGAGGGGTGTACTTCATGGTACTGAGACGGTGCCTTTACAATCTATGTTCTATGAAAGGAACAAACTATGGCTAGAACTTTTTACACAGACGATCACAAAAATGCAACCGTGGCTATGTACATGGAGCATTCTCTTTCAGACACCTCATTAGAAATGGGTGTGTCCACAGGATCTGTGGTTTCTTGGTACAAGGCGGCTGTCGCTGCTGGTGATGTACAACGTCGCAACAAGGTCGGTGATGCCTTCTTTACCCTTGCAGATAAGCATGAAGCGTGTACGTATTACTCTACACATACTGGTGATCAGACGGTAGAAAAGACAGGCGTTTCTCTACCTTCATTACACAAGTGGCGCAAGGAGCTTGGCTACCCTAACAAGCATTACGGGCGTAACCTCAAGTCTGACAGGTCAGACAATGATGTGGCTACATTGCACAGAAAAGCAATGGTTGAGGTGGGTAAGCAGAAGGATGCCTATCGTGACAAGATGCGTGAGCTTGAGGCTCTTGTTGACGAGTTGCGTTCTGATGCGTCAAGCATTCAACACAAAATGTTTGACTTCCTTGAATCACTCAACGATAAATGAAAGCACTACCCCTCATGCAATACTGTGTGAGGGTTCACCCCTCTCTATAGGAGATTGATATGCCATATGAAATAGTGATGGTAGACCCTGAGCTTGCCAAGCTAACAAATACTTGTGTTGGACGTGGTATCACTGACAACAGTGACTATCTTGTTGATGCGTACATTGAAAGGTGGAAGCCTTACCCTGTCAAGCAGACTGACGAGATACACGATTATACTGGTATTGTCGGTGGCTTTATCACGATTGCTGATAGCAAGGTTCGTGTCATGTTTGGTATGACACCACGTGACAATGGGTTCATTGTTCGCAGGGTTGCTGACCTGCACCCTACTGATGTGGTGCTGCAAAAGTTTGGTTCCTTTGAGGATGACCATGCTTTCTTCCAAGATGATACCTTTGTCACTTGGCTTAGGAATTGTCTTCTCAAGTCCGACATGGCAGACCAAGAACCTGTTGATCAGAACTGGTTGTTACGTCTACGTGCATTGCAGCCTATCCGTTCCAAGATTGCACATGGTAAGATCAGTTTGTATCAGACCCGTAAGGATGCTGACAATGACAGGCATGTAGCTATGAAGGCTGGCCGTGCATTGAAGTATATCTTTCCTGAGCTTAATGACAGTGACATTGAGGTACTTGGTGATGCCTTTCGTGAGAAGTTTAGCTTGCGTACTTTCAAGCTCAAGACAGGCACATCACCTGATGACTTCACTCATGCTTACTCACACAACCAAGCAGACATGGACAATCCACGTACCACCTGTGCTAGAAAGGCTATGATCCATTCCTGTATGCGGTACGAATTTGAGAGACTTGAGGTTCACCCTTGCTCTGTCTATGGCAGTGGTGACTTCAAGATCGCTTGGCTTGAGACTGACAGTGGCCTCATTGCTGGTCGTGTGGTGGTCCGTACATCACACAAGTCTAGGCCTCAAGCTGGCCCTATCTATGGTGTCTGTGAAAATTCTTTGAATCAGTTGCAAGATTGGCTTGACAGTATCAATGCAGTAGGGTATGACAGTGGATCATCTTGGATAGGTGCAAAGGTATTGGCTGTACCTCACGATGACAATGGTGCATACATAGGGCCGTACCTAGACGTAACGCCCCAACGTATGACTGCATCTGATGATGGTAAGTATCTCATTATTGATGACTGTGGTGAGGTAGATGCCAGTACATACCAAGGCATACTCAATGGTGCTTACACAAATTGTACTGAGTGTGGTGTAGGTATTGCTGAGGATGACTACTACTGGTCAGAGTATACTGACGAGCATTACTGTGATTGTTGTTATAACAACGAGCATACTTACTGTGAATTTACAAGTGACATGGTACACAACTCTGAGCTTGTTCAGGTATGGAGTAGTAGTAGGTGGGGTATACAGTCAGAGATGGTATCTGAGTGTGACCGTGACAGCAACTATATTGAGTGTACTGATGGCAAGATGTGGCCTGATGATCAAGTAACATGGTGTGAGTCTGAAGAGGTGTGGATATCACCACAAACCTATCATGATGGTGGGTACTTCCTATCAGATTGGGACGGTGAAGTATACAACAAGGGTGTCATGTGTACCACTGAAGATGGCGAGGTTGTAGCAGAAGATGAGATTATTGATAGTAATGATACTTGGGCGAAGACCCCTGAAGGTATCTGGATAAAAGTAGAAGAGGAAGAAGAATGTATAGCTTAATAGAAATGCTGCGGTACAAAAGGCCGCAAGGTTCAAGCACTCAGCAAGAGTTCTGTCAACGGTTCCTTGAACCACACTTTGGTTTGCCTGATCGTGATGGTAATTATATACTACGCATAGGTGACAACCCCACCATATGTTTTACGTCACACCATGACACAGTGCATAGGACTGAGGGGTTACAGCAGCTTGTTGTCACTAACAACGTGGTATCTGTGGCTGATGCTGCCATATCATCATGTCTTGGTGCTGACTGTACTACTGGTATATGGCTCATGATGGGCATGATTGAGGCAGGTATTGAGGGTGTGTACGTAGTCCATGCAGCAGAAGAGTCTGGTTGTATTGGTAGTGCTGCCCTTGTCAAGAGTAATCCTTATTGGTTGGCTCACATTGAGGCAGTGATATCCTTTGATAGATATGGTGACAACTCTGTGATCACTCATCAGATGGGCAGACGTACTGCATCAGATGACTTTGCTAGATCACTTGCTGATGCACTTGACTTGACACAGCTTATGCCTGACACAGGCGGATCATACACTGACAGCAATGAGTACTCAGACATAGTACCTGAGTGTACTAACCTTAGTGTTGGCTACTACGGTCAGCATGGTGTCAATGAGACGCAAGACCTTGAGTATGCTGACCTGTTGATGTATGCTTTGACACAAGCTGACTGGTCCAAGCTAGTTATAGCACGTGACCCATCTATGTATGAGACACACTATGATGATGAAGACTTTTGGAAGAGTTGGGGTAGTCTACGTGGTAATAGTACTGGTAACTACAATGAGCCTCTTGATGATTATGATACAGATGACATGAATTATCTAGTCATGGAACATCCAGAAGCTGTAGCTAAGATGTTGATAGATATGGGTTTTACACCTGACCTACTCATTGACGAGGCTAAGATTCCACCCCACGGTTATGCCAACAATTATGTTTCAAGGAAGTATATGTGACACTCTGTCACACTTACTACCCCTTGACCCTAGCTCAAACTGAGTATAACTTAAGGTACTTAAGGTACTTACTTAAAGTTTTTATTATTCTTAAAAAATAATAATACTTAAAGTATACGAAAGGTAAACATGAAGTATACACATAAGACAAAACGAAAGGATGGTGGTACGAGCTGGATGTTCTTGCCACCTGATGATGCAGCTAGAGCTGGTGTTGTGTCTACCATCACATTCAGAGATGGACGTACAGCTAGGCATGAGATACCAAAGTTAATTGCTTTGATTGACAGGTTTAGAAGGGGTGAGGTAGTAGTGGGTAGGTGTGGCCCAAGCTCTACCCTGAGCCAGCTACTCACCTTTTATCTCAACACAAAACACTTCAATTCTTTGTCGTTCAATACACAAAAGAACTACGAGTACAATCTCAAAGCTATTTGTGCTGGTACTGTGTTTAATAAATCTATTGGCAATATGCCCCTTGACAGATTGAACACAAACATCTGTACTGAAATGTATGACCAGTGGGAAGCAGACGTAAGCACAGACCATGCCAATCAGTATGCAAGGTTGTTCTCTGTGCTGATCAATCACTGCCTCTCAATGGAGTTGATTATGTACAACCCCATGAAGAATGTGAAGAAGCGTAGCCACACCCCACGGTCAGTTGTATGGACTAACGAGCAGGTAGAACTATTCTTAGACACAGCGTTCAGCCAATACAAATGGCGTAACGTGGGCTTGATTGTCCTATTAGCATACGAGTGGGGTCAACGTCCTGTAGACATACGCAACCTTACATGGGACAGCATAGACTTCACAAAGAAAGTTGTAACTATTACACAAACCAAACGTGGTGCTACCGTTGAGCTACCCATTGACGATCGTCTAATGGAAATGCTTGAGCAGCAGGATACTGACTGGGGTTGGCAAGAGTATGTAGTACCATGCCAGAGAGCCTCAGACAACGCTTATAGACCACTCTCTGTTGATCAGATGAACACCTTAGTAGGTGAGGTCAAGCAAGTCTGTGGCCTACCCTCAGACCTACGTGTAGGTGATCTAAGAAAGACAGCCATAGTAGAGATGATCAAAGGTGGGGCTGAAGCTATGCAAGTTATGTCTGTGACAGGTCACAAGAATATCTCGTCACTCAATCCGTACCTCAAGCACAATCTTGAGACAGCAATAGAAGCATTGGATAGGAGAAAGAGATGAAGAAACCTAACCCAATGGCTAAGGACTTGCGTCAACCTAAGTACAAGCCGCAGATCATACCAGATAAAAAGAAACCTACGATCCGCAAGGAGAAACACAAAGGAGATAAGGATGAAAACTAGGGAAGAGTTGCTGCAATATATCGGAGCATTAAAACATGAAGCTGAAGTTTGGGAGTTGGAGGCTAAGGATTTGCTGGTCAAGAATCGGGAGTTGAAAAAAGATTTAGCTAAGGCTAAGGCTGAATTAAAACTTTGGATGGGGACAGGTGTATGAACAACTATGTATATACAGCCATTGGACTTGTAGTCTTTTATGTAGGACTGAAAATGTTTAGTGGGGGTATGAAATCTATGGGTAACATAGACCACTTGACTTGGTTCTTGGGCAACCCAATCTATATGTTCTTTGGGTCAATCGCTATGACATTGGCATGGCAGAGTAGTAGCCTTAGTACTACAGCTATCATTGCCTTGGTTGCATCAGGGGTACTACCCCTACCCGCTGCTGTGGCTGCTGTGCTTGGGGCTAACATAGGTACGACAGGGACTATCTGGCTGGCTGGACTGTTAGTGTCTGACGGTATGCCAAGGGGTGACACCTTGCGTATTGCATTGATACACACTGGTGTTAATCTTTTGATGGCACTAAGTCTGTTGCCATTTGTAAATCACATAGCTAAGTATGTTGGGAGAGTAGGATGACATATGATCCTCAGAATTAAATTATGACTAAGAAAGATAATCGGATATAATCGGATATAATTGGAGTGGATAAAGAATGTCACAGATTGAAGTAACATACATAGACCACATGGGTAGTGACCTGAGTGTGGTCAATGCAGCACGTGTTAGCTTTGGTAAGACTAGTGAGATGGATATGAGTGACCAATGGGGGCCACCTAAACTGAAAGACAAGGACGCTAAACTAATCAAGTACTTAGCCAAGCATAAGCATATGTCACCCTTTGGTCATGCCTTTGCATCCTTCCATGTTAAGGCTCCTATCTTTGTAGCTAGGCAGTTAGTCAAGCATAAGTTTCTACGGTGGAATGAGATTAGTCGTAGGTATGTGGATGATGATCCTGAGTTTTATATGCCTGATCAGTGGCGTGGTAGGGCTAGTGACAAGAAGCAGGGTAGTGCTGGTACAGTTGATATAGATAAGTATTGGACAGAGAACTTTGATGATGATGGTGGTTGGAACCCAATGCCAGCGCTTGCTTACGAGGATGCTATGTGGTGTTACCTTGGTCTTCTTGAAGCAGGAGTATGCCCAGAGCAAGCACGTATGGTGTTGCCACAAAGCACCATGACTGAATGGTATTGGTCAGGTAGTCTTGACGCCTTCATGGATATGTGCAATCTAAGATGTAAGCTTGACACACAGTACGAGACTAGGTTAGTTGCAGAATATATACTGAGTGAAATGATTAACTTATTTCCAGTATCAGTGGAGGCATTAAGAAGATGAAAGGTATAAAATTATATGGCAGATAACCCACACCTAGCGTGTCCGTTTGAAGACTGTGGTTCATCCGATGCCTTCAACTGGAATGATGATGGCTACGGCTTTTGTCATAGCTGCGGAGAGTCCTACCCCGCAAAGAAAAGCGTAGTGACATTTGATTGGGCGGCTCATGCCTACCCGATAAAGCAGAGGATAAATATTATGGATGTACCTGTAACGGGTAGTACCTTTAATAATATCAGAGGGCTTAAGCCTGACGTGTGTCAGGTGTATGGCATCCAAGTACAGACAGGTGATGGTGGTGTGCCTGTCAGGTATGCGTACAAGTATCCACACACGGTCAAGTATCGTGACTACAATGACAAGTCCAAGTCTTGGGTTAAGGACAGGGGCTTGGGTATGACCCATCTGTTTGGCCCTGACTTCAACTCAGGGTCATCCACACGTATATACATCACCGAGGGTGAGTTTGATGCTGCGTCTCTCTACCAAATCCTTGGGGAGAAGTGGCCCGTCAAGTCCTTGCCTAGTGCATCTATCGGTGAGAAGTTTATCAAGGCTAACCATGCCTACCTCAACTCTTTCAAAGAGGTGGTGTATGCAGGGGAGCTAGATGATGCAGGTAGACGTGCAGCAGACAAACTATACGAGGCACTAGCAGATAAGTTTTGGTATGTCCCTATGTCTAAGCACAAGGATGCCAATGACTTTCTCACCAGTGGTGATGGGGATGACCTCAAGTGGGCTGCACTCAAACCACAACGGTACTCACCTGATAACTTCTTTTGCTCCGACGAGGAAGTAGAGGCAGCTATACTTAATGAGAATCCTTATGAGTATGTACCCACAGGTCACACAGGTCTTGATGATAAGACTAGGGGCTTGGTAAAGGGTGGCATCACATTCCTTAAGGCACCACGTGGTACAGGTAAGACTGAGGTGATCCGTTACTTTGAGACAGGTCTACTCAAGACACCTGATGTACGCATTGCCTTGCTGCATATGGAAGAGATGAAGTCTACTACCTACCGTGCTATGGCTACCTATGAGTTGGGGGTCAACGTCCGTACAAAGGATGATGCTAGGGAAAACAATATCTCTGAGGACAAAGTGATAGAGGCAGCTAAGGATGCTACTAAGGGTGAACGTACTATTGTGTTTGAGATGCGATCACACGATGATCCCCTCAAGTTGCTTGAGTATATACGCCTAGCTGCTAGTGTGTATGGTGCTGGTTATATCTTTATTGATCACGTCCAGCGTCTAGCTTACTTGTCTAGCTCAGGTGTTGATGGTGCTACCAGTACACTGACCACACTAGGTTCACGTGCAGCACAGCTTGCCAAAGAGTTAAACATTGGGGTGATCTTTATCTCTCAGGTCAATGATGATGGTCGTACTAAGTATGCAGCAGCACTAGAAGAAGAAGCAATCATCTGTATCAAGATTGAACGTGATGTTGAAACTGATGATGAGATTCTGCAGAATACTACCAACTTTATCATTGACAAGAACAGACCGTTTGCTAAGTTGGGTAATGCAGGATCAGTATACTACGATCCAGACACTACACTATTAAGTGAAGAAACATACAATGAAAGGAGTGACATGGCAGCATGATTGTATTTGATATTGAGACCGATGGTCTTAACCCATCAAAGATACATTGCCTTTCTTATACGAGTGACGGAGTAGAACACAATACACTCACCGACTACGAAGACATGAGACAATTACTATCTAATCAAAAAGGTTTGATAGGTCATAACATCGTGCGTTATGATGTGCCTGTACTTGAACGTATCCTTGGTATCAAGGTTAAAGCACGTCTGTATGACACACTACCTATGTCTTGGGTTATGAACTATGATCGTACAAAACCACACGGTCTTGCCAGTTTTGGTGAAGACTTTGGGATACCCAAACCTGTTGTCACTGATTGGTCTGAGCAACCTGTAGAAGTTTATGTCCATCGTTGTGAAGAAGATATCAAGATCAACTGGAAGCTCTGGCAGAATCTACTTAAGAGGTTCATGTTTGTGTACAAAGACAAGAAAAACCTTGACAAGTTCTTTGGTTATCTTTCGTTCAAGATGAACTGTGCGTATGCTGCAGAGCATGTTGGCTGGAAGCTTGACGTTGATCTTGCTGAGGCTAGTGTTGACAAACTTAAGGAGCAACAAGATCACAAGGTCAAAGAGCTACGTGAGGTCATGCCTATGCGTAAGGTTATGTCTGTTAAGACAAAGCCAAAGGTATGCATCAAGAAAGATGGCTCTGTGTCTGCTCATGGTCAGCGTTGGTACAACTTATTAGCACAGCATGGGCTACCCAAGGACTATGAGGGTGACGTAACTGTAGTCAAGGGTGTTGAAGATTCTAATCCTAACTCGCCTGAGCAGGTCAAGGATTGGCTCTTTGGTCTAGGTTGGGAGCCTTGTACTTACAAGTTTGATAAGAACAAAGAGACAGGAGAGGAAAAGAAGATACCACAAGTCCGTAAGAATGGTGAGCTTACTAGGTCCGTTCAGATCTTGATTGATGACAATCCAGCAGTGGGTGTTCTTGATGGTCTGACTGTGATTCAACACAGGCTTGGCATCTTACACGGCTTCATACAGTGTCAAGACAATGGCTATCTCAAAGCTGGTGTCAAAGGTCTTACCAATACTCTACGCTTCAAGCATGTCAAACCTTTGGTCAATCTGCCCGGTGTTGACAAGCCTTGGGGTAAAGAGATACGAGGTTGTCTGATTGCACCAGAAGGTTACACCTTGTGTGGTGCTGACATGACGTCTCTTGAAGACACAACCAAGCGACACTATATGAAACCTTATGACCCTGATTACGTAGAGGAAATGTCACAGGAAGGTTTTGATCCACACCTTGACCTTGCTAAACATGCTGGTGCTGTTACTCAGGATCAGATTGACAAGCACAACTCAGGTGAGTCAAGCCTTAAGTCTTTACGTAAGAACTACAAGGTGGTGAACTACTCAGCCACCTATGGGGTAGGCGCAGCTAAACTGTCACGTGAGACAGGTATGTCTGTGAGTGAAGCATCAGCTCTACTTGATGCCTACTGGGAACGTAACTGGGCTGTCAAACAGTTTGCCGAAGATCAAAAGATCAGAAAGATCGACGGTGAAATGTGGGTACAGAATCCAGTGAGTAAGTTCTGGCACAACTTGCGATACGAAAAGGACGCCTTCTCTACTATCAATCAAAGTACGGGGGCTTACTGTTTCGACAAGTGGGTTGCACTATACCGTACCAAGAGGGGTAACATCATTGGACAATTCCATGATGAGAGTATTAACCTTGTTAAGAAGGGTGACGAATCAGAGCATACAAAAACTTTGATTTGGGCCATTGAAAAACTTAACGAAGAACTTAAATTAAATGTTGACTTAGGCATTGACGTGCAGTATGGTCAACGGTATAGTGAAATTCACTAATCAATGGAGGGCCAAATGGCTACACGTAAACTTAAACTAACTGGTATTGCTGAGTGGGCAAAGGTGTTCACAGAGAACCGTGACATGTTGGGCTTTGAAGAAGCCTATGTAAGTTGTGATGGTGCTTGCACTATTGACTTAATCATGGACGATCAGAACATGGCACTACTTAAGGCTTCCAAGTCTATGAAGCGAGGTAAACCTGATCCTGAAGGACGAGGTACAATGGTACGCTTGGTGCGTAAGTATGACACAGGATATGATTGGGCTAGTGGACCACCCGTAGTGGTCAAGGCTGATGGATCAGAGTGGGACTTTGATACTGATGGCACCATTGGCAATGGTTCAACAGTAGAGGTGATTGTGTCAGTCTATGATACGAAGATGAAGAGTATTGTAGGTACACGTCTTGACAAGGTTACAGTACTCAAGCATGTTCAGTACGAGTCAGCTGATGATGATGTACAGTCAGTGCCACCACCTACTGAGTCAGCACCACTAGAAGATTCAGAGGTGATGTTCTAATGATTCTTATTGATGGTGATATCATTGCTTATCGTGCAGGGTTTTCCTCAAATGATCTTGAAGCATCTGATGCAGAAGCTAAGGTGGATGAGCTGATAGACACCATCATTGAGGACACTGAGTTTATCTCTACGGATTACCAAGTGTACCTGACTGGTAAAGGTAACTTCCGTTTTGATATTGCTAAGACCTTGGAGTATAAAGGAAACCGTAAGGATGCTGCAAAGCCTATACACTTGCAGCACATACGGGATTATCTTACAACTAAGTATGAAGCTACTGTCAGCGAAGGCGAGGAAGCTGATGATCTGATTGCTATTGCAGCAACAAAGATAGGGATGAAGGCAGTAGTTGCATCCATAGACAAAGACATGCTACAGATACCATGTTTTCACTACAACTTAACTAGGCGTGAGCTTAGTGCTGTTGGAGAGTTTAGTGGTACGAAGTTCTTTTATACTCAGATACTTACAGGTGACAAAGCTGATAACATCAAGGGGCTGCATAGATGTGGCCCTGTAAAAGCAGGTAAGATTCTTGCTGAGTGTGACACAGAGATGAAGCTGTGGAATGCTTGCCTTGAGGCTTATGAAGGTGACACAGAACGTGTCATTGAGAATGCTAGACTTCTATGGTTACGCAGAGAAGTAGATCAACTATGGGAGCCACCTGTTGAGCAAGACAAGAACAGCTAAGGCTAAAGGTAGGACAGGCCAGCAAGAGGTACGGGATAAGTTGCTTGAGACTTTCCCTGAGTTTGAGCCTGATGATATCAAGAGTACTACTATGGGCGACACAGGGGAAGACATACAGTTATCTCCAGCCGCCCGTAAAAAGATGCCAATAAGTATTGAGGTTAAACGCAGAAAGGGTGAGCTTAAGACTGTCTACGGATACATTGAGCAAGCTTCAAAGCATGGCAAAGGAGAGCCTGTAGTTTTCTTTCGTTCAGATAGAAAGCCTTGGGTTGTCATGGTAGGTATGAATCATTATGCTGAACTCCTTAGAAACTGGAAGAAAGAATAATTATGTCAATAAAAATATGGGACATACTACGTGGCCCTATATCTAGGGAAGACAGTGAGGATGCTGATGATTATCCTGATGAGTGTGATCATATGTTAGTGTGTAAAGTAGAGATTGATGGAGAGCTAGTAGTTGCTGACTACTGGTTTGAAAACTATGAAGATGCTAACGAATGGGTCAAACACTTTAGTAAAAGCATTGAGCCACTTGAAGTAAATTATGGGGGTGAGTATGATACATAGCTTGACTTCTGTGATTTGTTTGGTATAACTAGGGGTTTCCGATGATGGAATATGAAGTTATATTAAACATAAAAGTAGACCCAACCTGTAACTATTTAGAGGTGGATGACAATGAAAGCTCAAGGGTAGTCCTTGAGTTGATACAAGATATGATCTATGAAATAGACGATCTTGTTATAGATAAAATAGAGGTGACAAGACATGACTAAAGTAACACTTGATAGTATAGAGTACGACTCAGAAGATTTTACTGAGGATCAACAAAAAATTCTTGGTGAGATAGTCTATAATAAAAACTTGGCTTCCAACCTGAGCTATCAGGTGACAAGTCTTAACGCAGTAGCTGAAATACTATCAGATAAACTCAAAGCTTCTTTAGCAGAGGACAAACCAGATGATTAGTGCAGAAGATATGAAAGCCTTTCAAGACTACAGTGATTGGGTAGAAGATAAGATTGTCACCAGTCCAAGAGATAGGCTTATGGAAAATACATTAGGTCTTATGGGGGAAGCTGGTGAGGTAGCAGAAAAAATTAAAAAACGTATCCGTGATGACACTAAGGTAAAGCCTGAAGAGATTGTCAAGGAACTTGGTGATGTTATCTTCTATGCTACTGCCTTGTCTAACTTCTATGGTGCAAGCTTGGGTGTTACCATTGCTGAAAATATGATGAAGCTAGACGGACGTGAAGCTAGAGGTACAATTAAAGGTAGCGGAGATGAAAGATAAAGATGCAGCCAAACGTGCTGCTGAGTTAATGAGACCTATTGAGAAACAGATCATGATGTGTGACAGCAGAGAAGAAACCCTGCTATTTGCATGTGCTATGCTTGAAAGATCAAAGACTATCCTTGAAGCCCATATAGGGAAAAGGGGAAGAAGAGAACTATTTGTAATGGGGAACGAGATATGAATAACAACTACCTACCTACTGACTACCAAACCTTTATTGCTACTAGCCGTTACGCTAGGTGGCTTGAGGATGAAGGACGCCGAGAGACATGGGGAGAGACTGTTCACCGTTACATGAGGCATATTGTCTATCAGGCTTTACCTAGTTTGGGTGAACCAGTAGATGACTATGACTACGGTGCATTAGAAATAAAAATACGTGATGCTATTCTCAGCCTTGAAGTCATGCCTAGTATGAGGTCAATGATGACAGCGGGTAAAGCTGCAGACAGGGATAATACTTGTATGTATAACTGTAGCTATCTACCCGTAGATGATCCTAAGTCTTTCGATGAGGCGATGTTCATCCTCCTTTGCGGGACGGGGGTTGGTTTCAGTGTTGAGCGTCAGTTCATTACTAAGCTCCCAGACGTTCCTGACCTTTTCCAAAGCGATACGACTGTCGTCATCAAGGATAGTAAAGAAGGGTGGGCAAAAGGACTCAGACAAGTTTTGGCACTCCTATGGGCAGGTGAAATCCCTAAGTGGGATGTATCTAAAGTCCGCCCCGCCGGTGCTAGACTAAAGACATTTGGTGGCAGAGCATCTGGTCCTGCTCCGTTGATTGACCTGTTTAATTTTGCTGTTACTACTTTCAGGCAAGCACAAGGACGTAAGTTGTCTAGTATAGAGTGTCATGATCTGATGTGCAAGATAGGTGAGGTAGTAGTGGTAGGTGGTGTAAGACGTAGTGCTATGATCAGCTTGTCTAATCTGTCTGATGATCGTATGCGTCATGCTAAGTCAGGTAACTGGTGGGAGAATGCAGGGCATAGAGCCTTGGCTAATAACTCTGTGGCTTACACTGATAAGCCCGACAGTATGTCATTCATGCGTGAGTGGACAGCCCTTATGGAGAGTGGGAGTGGTGAACGTGGAGTCTTCAACAGAGAAGCATCAATTAAACAAGCTGCAAAAAATGGCCGTAGAGAGTCTTGCTACGAGTTCGGAACAAACCCCTGTTCGGAAATCATTCTTAGGCCGAACCAGTTCTGCAATCTTACAGAAGTTGTTGTCCGTGCTAACGATAGCATGGAAGACCTTGCAAGAAAAGTCGGTATTGCAACTGTACTTGGAACAATACAATCCACCTACACCCACTTTCCATACTTGCGTAAGGTGTGGAACACCAACACAGCGGCAGAAAGATTGCTCGGTGTGTCACTCACGGGGATAATGGACAACCCATTGCTGACCCTAGCTAATGAGGGCTTGGCTAGTACATTGGAGTACCTAAAAAATGTGGCTATTTCTACTAACGCTGAGTGGGCTGACCGTCTTGGTATCCCTCATAGCACTGCTATTACTTGTGTCAAGCCCAGTGGAACAGTTTCCCAACTGGTTGACTCAGCTTCTGGGATTCATGCTCGTCACAGTCCCTATTATATCCGTACTGTGCGTGGAGATAATAAAGACCCACTAACTCAGTTCATGGTTGATCAGGGTATACCCAACGAGCCTGACGTTATGAAGCCTGATGCTACCACAGTGTTTAGTTTTCCTATGCAGTCTCCTATGGGTGCAATTCATACTGCTGACATGACAGCCTTAGAACAACTAGAGATGTGGTTGATGTATCAACGTCATTGGTGTGAGCATAAACCTAGTGTTACTATCAATGTCAAACCTGATGAATGGTTTGAGGTAGGGGCATTTGTGTACAAACACTTTGATGAGATGAGTGGTGTGTCGTTCCTACCTTTCAATGAACACACATATCAACAGGCACCATATCAAGAATGTACAAAAGAAGATTTCTACAACATGGTAGATGCATCACCTGTTAAGATTGATTGGACTAAGCTATCATCATACGAACAAGAAGATAATACATCAGGGATGCAGACGATGGCATGTACTGGGGATGTGTGTGAAATGGTAGACATCACTTAAAGTAACCACCTGAGTATGTGGCTAAACTGCTCCAAACAAGGAGAACTAAAATGATTTGGGTTTACGTAGTAGTTATGGCAATGGGTTCAGCCCCTGCAAAAGAAGATAAGTTTATAGTACATGCAACTAACCTTGCTTTTTTAACCGAAGAGTCTTGCCAAGAGTGGCGAGAGTATGATATGCTACGCTTGTACAACACAAGACCAAATGAAAATGCCAAGGCTGTAAGCCAGTGTTTTTCTCTACCTCTATTTAAACAAGGAACTAAATCTTAATGGCTGTAAGAAAACGTTTTAACAGAGCATTGTATGAAGCATATGATGCTGCTGCTAAGGACAAACTTGTAACTTTACTTGAGCAAAAAGGACACACCATTGTAAACACAGAAGAAAACTATTATGTAGATGTAGTGTCACAGAAAGATGACTACACTTACTTCAATGAGGCAGAGGTAAAGGTAGCATGGGATGGTGACTGGCCTACACATTGGGCAGAGATTAGGATTCCAGAAAGGAAGCAGAGATTATTAGACAAGTATGATGGTGCTAATGGTGTACTAAATTTCTATATCTTCCGTAAAGATATGAAGCAATGCTGGCGCATCAAGGATACTTGCTTGACTAAAGAGAGTCTCAAAGAAGCTAAGGGTAGATACATACAGAAAGGTGAGCAGTTCTTCCACATCCCCTATACTAACGCAGAACTAATTGTACTAGAGAAAGAGAACAACAATGGCTAAATGGAAAGAGTTGGCTGTGGATATGGTAGAACATCCACCCCATTATAATGCAGCAGGTATTGAATGTATTGATGCTATGCAAGCTATGGCTGAGGATGCACCTGTCAGCGCACATGAAGCATACTGCTGGCAAAACTCTTTCAAGTATCTTTGGCGATGGCCTTACAAGAATGGCTTAGAAGACTTGAAGAAAGCACGTTGGTACTTAGATAGACTTATCAGTGAGGTAGAAAAAGAATGAAGCCATACGATCAGGGCAGAGAAGCTTTTATTAAAGGCAAGTTAGGTAATCCCTACAAAATAGATACACGACCTAACAAAGATTGGGAGTTCGGTTTCAACACCGAGTATTTCAAGAACCTAGAAAAAGTAAAACAGTATGAGCAATCTAGAACAGGAAGCTAAAAAATACACACGCAAGAAGCGTAACCCAGACATGATAAAACCCCTCACTGCCCGAAGGTATCTAGCAGGACAAGCTCTTGCTGGAATACTTTCGAATAGTAGAGGGGCTTTAAATATGTCTGAGGTAAGGCGTTCAGCATATGAGTGGGCAGACTTTATGTTAGAGGATGAGTGTGGTTAGTCTAGGCCGAAGCCTTGAATTATTGATCTATAATTATCCTTTTGTATAAGGACATTAATTAAGTTTAATTTTGACAATGCGTCTTCTCTTTTGTACACATCCTCTAAACTACCAGTAATCCCTAGAAATTTCATTGCTTCTAGGGCCTTCTTTTTATTGCTAGGTTTAGATAAATCTCTAAGCATAGTTAAACTTTGTGGCATGTGTCCATCCTCAAACAAAGCTTTAACATTACCTTGAACTTCTTTCTGCATATCAGCCACAATCTGTGCTTTTTTCTTTTGTTCCATCTCAAAGAAGTCAGGATATTTATTTAGATATTTTATAGCAGCTACTTCAAAGTAAGGGTTGACCAAGCTTTGCATTTTTCTTTTGACAATAGCAGGGCCATCAAACTTTGTAGCTTTCCAACTAGGCATACCTGCAGCATTCATCATCATTTCTGCAGAGATAGGTTCCCCTGATTGCCTAAACATAATTTGTTTGCCTACACTTGTAGGCTTTGGTTTACCAAATGTATCAAGTTTTTTTGGTAAATCAGAGTATGTTTCTTCTGATCCAAAAGGTGTTACTCCCCCAACCAAACCATCAATATATTTTATGTAACCTTGGTACTCGTATGGAACCATGTTTAAATCAGGTGCGCCACTTTGATCAGTAAACAATTTGTAAAACTCGTTGACTGGTTCTACGTGTCTAGTAAGACCCTGACCAGCACGTGCTACAAAAGGTCCAATCACTGCGTCAACTACACCAATGTAATCTTTATCTTGAGCTTCTCTTAAAACAGACTCTGCAAAAACATAAATACTTTGTTCAGTTACATTCTCCATATCTCTGATTGCTTGACCACCTAATTGAAGGCCAAGCTCTGTAAGTAAATCTGCTGGAACTTTATCAAAATTAAGGCTAGTAAGATTATCAAACTCTCCCATAGTAGCATGAGCTAAGATTTGAGCTGTTAGTTGTATTGTAGAATTAGGCCAATCATATCTTACATCAGCAATAGAACCATCATTAAGAACTTGTTGATTATATGCTAAACCATTCTTTACACGATAAGCAGCAGTATTTTTTTGTTCATGAGGTAGCATGTCAGTATCAGTATCTGACAGTCCGTAAGTTGCTAGACCTATTGTGCTATATCCAACAATAGTTTTACCTAATATTTCAGATCCTTCTCTTGTTACAAAGTCTATTTCTTTACCTGTCGCCCTCATCATAGCCATACGCATTGCATTTACGCCAGTCAAGTCGGCAGCAGTAGCAAGAGTTGTATTTAAGAAAGAGCCAAACGGAACTATAAAACCAACAGGACTTTTATTAGTAAGAGTCTCAACACCTTCAGCTATAGTCCTAAAACCAAATCCAATATCTGTTTCTAACCTACTCCAATTAACAGAAGCAGTTTCTCTTTGAGTTCTAAACAAAGCCTTTTCTGCTACGTCAGTAAGAAATCTTTTCTCACCCATAGCCAGATGGACAGCCTCTTTAGAAACTTGACCTGATTTCCATTCACCTTTAAAGAATTGTTCAGGTGTTATTCCATACTCTCTCATGATAGCTTGGTTCATGTTATTGCCAAAGGTCCAAGTTTTAGTTATATCATCTTGTACCCTTGCTAAAGATAGTGTTTGCATAGCCTTAGTATAACCATCAACACCTTTATATATTTTATTATTTGGGTCTAAGTTAAATTGTTTAATACTATCAAATGCACCACCATCACCTGCAACATCCCTGAACAATGCTTCTCTAGTCTTAGGGTCTAAGTTAAAGTATTTTCTAGCATATGCCATTTCAATGTCAGGAGATACCACGGAGTAACCTCTACGTATAGCACCAGCAAAGGAACCCCAACCTCTGTTGTAGTATTTTTCTGCTTTGGTTGTATTACCTATTAATTTAAATGCACCACTCTGACTAAAGTTTATAGCAGAGGTAGCAAAGTCGGATAAATTATTGAGTGTAACAAGTTGTTTAAAACCCTTAAGGTTAGCACCTGTTGTGGATAGGTGAGAGGTAAGTAGACGTTTATACACAGACAAACCAAACTGCATTCTCTTTGGTTTGTCACCACCTTTATGATATTTACCTGCCATAGCAGACAGTTTTTCTGCTGCTGTAAGTTTACCACCAGAGATTTGTCCAAGTATAGAGCTTACATTAAGTGCAGCACCAGAACCAGATTGTATCTGTATAAATTGTTTGCTTAGTTCCTTTGAGGTTTTACCTAAACCTATAGGTCTACCAATAGTATTTTCATACTGCGTTGTTATTCTTTTCACAACATCATCATCAAGCCAGCTAATAGTTTGACCATAGATACCACTAATTTTACCATCTTCTCTCATACTAGGATGAACTTGAAAGCCAGCTTCCTCTAGTACTTGAGCATAACCTTTTAAGTTTTGACTGTCATCACCAAAGAAAAACCTACGAAAGAACTGAGTGGTCAGCTCGTTGTCACCCATCTTACCACCCAGTTGACTTAGGGTTCCAGATGCATCTTGTTTAGCATCGTCCCAAACTTTAAAGTCTACAGGTCGTGTACTACCACGTATTGTTCCAAAGTTTGCATCTACTGCAGTGAAGATACCACCCATACTAGGGCTTAATTTAGCTTTGACGTGGGCCATTGCCTTCTTAGGATCAAGCTTACCAAGAGTAAGGTCTAGGTCTATGTATCTTGCAAAGTCAGGTGTAAGTTTACCCTTTGCTCTTAGGGTCTTGATACCTTCTTTAGTTAGTACAAGAGATGGTAACACCATACTACCAAGAGCAGCAAATCCTGTTTGATATCTGCTGTAAGTTTCTTGTGCATCAGTACGAATTAACTGCATTTGATACGCAACATCAGCACCCATAGTAATACCACCATCTACTATTGCAGGTGCAATTACAGCAGTAGCAGCGGCTCGTCTACCTAAACTAACACGTGCAGCCTGTTTAGCAGCAGGTAAAGCTGCACCTTTAGCAAGCTGTGCTTTAAGTAATTTTCTGTATGTAGTTTGTGCAAGAGTTCTTAAGGCTAGTCCTGTTGCTTTGGTTGTACCTACGCTTAGTAGTCTACCAAAACCAATACCAAACAATGTGCTAGGGTCATGAAGCCCAGCCCTGAGATAGTCTCCTGTAGCATCAGCAGCTTCAGCCCAAGAACCTTCACCAGTAAATGCGTTGTCCATCTGATTAAACAGTCTATAACCTGCACCAAGTTTAGCTCTTGTTATATCGTCCGCATTTATACCATAGACAGATTCATTAGCTACAGTTACAGTTTGCAATCCAGCTAAAGATCTTTGATAGTTCTGATATGTTTCAAACAAATCTTCAGGTGACATAGACCTGTAGTCCCTGTCTAAACCACCTATGGTTCCACCAGCAGTAGCAGTGGCAGCTTTGTAACCTTTTTTAAGGAGACCTGCTGGTTTAAACCTAGCTTCCATTGCGCTTGTCATAACTTCTATTAGGTCAGGGTCTGAGATAATGTCTTCTTTAATTAAGGGTTTGTTGTTGTATTTTTCTGCAAAGTGTTTGTCAAGATCTATGAATAGAGAGCTTTGTGGGCCTTGAGGAACTACCTTACGTGTAGCAACTTCAGGAGTTAAGTTTAAAATATCTTCTAATGTATTAATACTAGGTGCAACTTGAGGTGAAGCAGGTTCTGCTGCAGGAATAATAGGTTTAATACCTAGAATATCTTCTAAAGTATTATTTTCTTCTTCTACAACAGATTCAGGCATAACAGTAGTAGTGGTTTCAGTTAAACCTAAGATGCTTTCTAATGTGTCTGCCATTACTGCGACCTATTAAATTGTTCTATTAGTTGTTCTGTTACAGTTTGTTCTGAAATACTTCCATTACTCCCATAAAATTTAACTGTAGTACCTACAGGAACTAAACTATTTTGCATAAGGTATTTAAAAATTTTCTGTCCATATTCAGCTAAGTTTTCTACGCCTTGCACTGGTGCAGTTAAATCAAGATCAGGGCGTGCAGCAGCTTCAGCATATGATTTTGGAAACTGCCCCATTTTTACTGCGTTCTGTAATACAGGTTGAGACTCAATGTATTGACTTGCATAAGAGTTACCAAATAAACCAAACAAGTCTGTTAATATAGGCACATCTCCTTGAGCTTTTGATAAACCTGATTCAATTTGTGCTACCCTAGCAGCTCTCCAAGTATTAATCTGTGCATCTTCAGCTTCAGGTGCGCCTCTAAGATTTTCTAACTCTCCATAAGCAGTACGAATAACTTCCATACCAACAGCTTTAGTGGCATCATCTAAGTCTTTAAAAGAAAGAGCAGGTACAATGTTTAAAGAACCTGCTTTTAGGTCTATCTGTTGTCTCGGTGCTACATTTGGAGGAAACATAAGACGTTCAGCTTCACTTGCAGTAATACCAAACTGTTCAAGCACTGCATCTACATCAACTTTATAACCTTCTGGCTGTGTAATTACTGCGTTATTTAAAGCCTCAACAAACATCTCATTAGGCATAGGATTAACTTCACCATACTCTTTAAGGTGTTCCTCTTTTGCTTGTGTAAAAGCGGTTACAATCTTAGCTAAATCACCAGCACCTCCACCAGCAACTTTAGATATTACTTCGTCTGGAATACCAAATTGTTTTAATTGCTCTAGACTTTGCTCAACAGTGTCAATAGATTTACCACTAGCAGAAGCTACTTTATAATCACCACCAGTAAAATTACTTTTATTTTTATTTGCATACTTTAAAGCCATGTCTAAAAGTTTTAATCTATTACCTTCTTCAAACTGTGCATCAAGTTTAGCTTCAGTTTTTTCTTTTTCTTCTCTAGCTCTGTCGGTTTCAACACCATGCAAGAATCCTTCCCACATACCCATATTACATAACTCCTTGTGGTCTTGCCATTAAACCTTTTGGTTTTTCTTCAGGCATTTCAGCATCACTCATAGGTGTCTTAGGAAGAGAAGCTTCAAGATCACCTAAGTCAGGCTTCTTGTCCAGCTTAATATCTTTAAGAATCTTACGTGCTTTATTCTCACGGATAGCATAGGCTCTTTCTTCTTCAGAATCATCTTCATCAAGACCCTCATCATAATCAATACCTGTAGCATCAGCTAGACCTACAATATATTCATGGATGATAGGGGCAATGATCATGCTCACGTCTACACTATGCTCACCATTAGCTACAGCGTTACGAAGAATACCCTCAGTCATGGTGACAACATCAATGCCTAGCTGTAAGAAGTCTAGCATAGCTTCTATTCTTTTAGGTTGATTAAGTCTTTCAAGGTGATATACTAATGCATCCTCTGGTGTGGCAAGACGTGAAGGATTTTCCCAAGGATAATTCTTAGGTTCATTAGTCAATGACTGACCGGGGATTGGTGCTTCAAACATTCTTTATTCCTCATACAATGAAGTGCCAGATAACTTCATAAAGTTATAGGCATCATTTCTTTCAGCTTTCTTAAGCATACCCGGCCCATTAACTATCCGAGTAACTTTATCTGTATTGGAAAAGTCTTTTACTGCAGGTCTTACATTTGTTTCCCAGAACCAGAAAGAAGTATCTGCTGCAGTTTCTTTATCTAAAACTAAATCAGGATCATCGGCCAAACCTGCGTAGCCAAGAGCTTTACCAGCAGCTTCATAGTTATCTTTATGAGTTAGCTGCAAAAATCCTCTTCCTTTGTACCTCTTACCACCACCATATCTATCTTTACCGGGTCCGTACTCTTCTAAAGTTTTAAAGTAATCTGTTTCTATTGCAACCTGCGCCATAAATTGTGCAAGTTCTGGGCCTTCATAGCCACGATCCTTAGCTTTTTCAAATATATAACTTTGTAACTCTTTTTGTTTTTTATTAAAGGTAGGTACAACATTTTCAAAACGTGGAAACTTACCCCCACGTTTTACAGGAGGTTTAACCTGACCCAAAGCATCTCCAGTTTCATTATAAAATGCCTCATCAGCATCAGCTTCAATAGAACTTTTTAGTTCAGCATTTTGTCTACGCACTTGGTTATAGGCTTTGTCTAACATAGATACATTATCTTCGTTAGTCTCAACACCTGATTTTATTCTTGGACTAACAAGGCCGGGAAGTCTGGACCTATCCATTTGTATTTGTTTAACATCAGAGTAAGTTCTTTTATTTTGCAAACGAAGCTCACCTTCATCAGCAGCAGAAGGTTTTCTAGTTCTATCATTAGACATATAATCAAAAACTTCACCTAATGTATTTCTAGCACCTTCTAAAAGTTTTTGATAACTTAACGATCCCATTTGTTTTATTCCTTAAGATAAAATAAGTTGAGTAAGAAGGCTATACTTAGCTGTATCTTCATTACTTTTTCTATTCTGTTCAGCTTGTGTTTGATACTGACTGATTTGTTTTTCACCAAGCATGATGTTTACCATACGATCTTTCTCTTGCTCAGTACCTTTAAAAGCATAGTCCATCAGGTCACGTTCTCTCTGCCATATCTGATCTACAGTAGCCTTAGTAAATGTATTAACAGTAGCAGCATTGATCATGTTGGCTTCGTTCTGTGCTGCAGTGTTCAATGTGTCCACGTTCTGTCTCCACTGTGCATTAGCTTGAGCTACAACAAGACCATTCTGTGCGTTGAACTGATTACGTTGTTCCTGCATACTAGCATTAAACTTGTCCAGTGCGTTGGTTTCACCAGCATTAAATTGTGATATAGCATTAGCTTGAGCTGCATTAAACTGTGTAACTTGTGTGTTAAGGTTAGCCATGAATTGCTTTGTCTGGTTCTCACTAGAAGCATTGAATTGACGTGCAGCATTCTCAGCAGCTTGATCAGTAAGCAGTGACTGCACGACAGACTGAGCCTTAAACATGGAAGTCTGCTGTGCGTTATTCATGTTAGACATATCCATTTGTAAGAATGAGTTAGCATTCTGTACAGCAGCCTGTTGCTGATTGGATAAGTTTTGTGTTTCAAGCTGTGCAATAGCAGAGGCTTCAGCTAATACCATAGCCTGTTTGTTAGTTAGGTTAGCCATGTTTACTGTGTTAGCATTACGGCTATTCTCCAAAGCAACCTGTTGCTCTGCAGTAAAGTTCATGTTTGCTACGTCACTAATTTTAGCAGCATTAGATACCCTAGCTTGGAACGCTTGGTCAAACTCTTGGCCCATAAAGGTAGCACGTTGTTGAGCTGCAAGCATAGCACGTTGTTGTCTGTTTGACAAGTTCTGTGCTTCAAAGGTTGCCTGTGTTTGTGCATCAGCCATAGCAACAGGTAATGCAGACTCCATAGCAGCTTGTACAACAGCTTGTCCAGCCATGCTACTAGCACCTAGTCCACGTGCAGCCATAGCTGCTGTAGCTGCTCTCATTGCACCTGCTGCCCATGCTGGTGTGTTACCACCTTCAAACTGTGTCATAAGAGTAGACAACTGGCCCTGTACTGTAGCTTGTTCTGATGGGGTAGCTGTGGCAGCTTGTACCTGCTCAGTAAATGCAGCAGCTTTAGTAGCATCAGCAACACCTGATACAAGCTCACCGTCTTGTATCTCTCTCTGTACAGGGTTAGTCATTACTACAGCTTCACCTTGAGCTGAAGTTAAGTCTTTAACACCTGTAGTAGCTGGGTCCATAGTAGCAGCAGTTACCTGTGCTTTATCTGACACTGCGCCTGTCACTGGGTCTACATCAGCTAAAGCTGTAGTGACTTCTCCTGATGCTGTCTTAGCATCTACTGTTTCTGGGGTTATAGGTTCTGGTGTTGCGGCAGTGGTTGCAGTGGCTACACCTGATGGTGATCGGGGTTCTGTAGGTAATTGAGTATTAGTTAAAAAGATATCTTCCATAGGATAAGGATCAAGAGGTTTAACTGTTGCTAGTTTTTCAGCAACTAATTTTTTGTATTGTTCTTCTCTGGCTTCACTACCTCTAGGAGCAGTAAGTTTTGAGTAGTCTAAATATAAACCTGTTCTACCATCTTGAGACAGTTTACCCCCTTCTGTACGAGGATCTAGTGAACTTTCGTAGTCACTTCTCATAGGCGTATGACCTTGAGCACCACGTATTATTCCATCACTTGTGATACTGCCTCTACGCACAAGACTTTCTACAGGTACACCAAAAGCTTTTGCTATTTCTTCTGGGTTAGAAGAAATATCTATCCCTTTTGTACGGCGCTCTTCATTTGTTTTTTTTAAATGGTCTGCATAAAATTCACGGTCTTTATCAGTAAATTCTCTCTGTCTTTTTTCTTCCATTGCTCTAATACGTGGATCAAATATCTCCGAGGGTGGGCCGGGCAATGGCTCTAGACCCCTATTAACATAGCCGGGAAGAGTATCAGGTGTTGCCATAATCTGAGTAGGTTGTGGTTGAAAGAGTTTAAAGAAATCAGGTTGACCAGCTTGAGGTACAGGGGAAGTAACTTGACCAGCAGTGGGGTCTATGGTTGTACCTGCAGCAGCAGGGTCTAGCTTTGCTACTTCTGGTTTTGCTACAAGAGCTTGAGGATCAACAAAGGCATCACGTACCATTTGACGTTGACCTTGCACTACCTCTTCAGCCATTTCTTCCGGTGTCTTAGTAGGCACATCATCAGGTTCTACAGGGGTAGTGGTTGCAGTGGTCTCAGTGTCACCACCTTCTGCCATAGCTGTAGTAGGTTTCATAATGTTTAAAGCTCTACGGACGGTAGCAATACTTTCAGGTTTTGACATTAAAAATTTATCAACTGCTTCACTGTTAGCAGGACCATTGTAACCAAACTTTCTAGCTACAGCTTCATTAAGTCTTTGATTAATCATTATTAAAATCCGTCCTTTAATCCATCAAGTATATCTTGAACTGATACTTTCTTCTTTGCATTAGGTGTGTATCTACACATATACGTCTTAGGGCATTCACTAAACTTAAACATAGGGTAATGATATCCTATTGTACCATTAGGTCCACGGTAAATGCAAACCATTTCTCCCTGTATCTTAACTCTTTTTGCTAAGTGACACTGTACAAACTCAGGGTTACTTAACAGCCCTGCTAACACAAGGGGTAACACAACAAGATTAATCATTAACCAATTCCTAGTGATATCAGATATATGCCCCCACCTAATACACCAATTATTAGTAATGATAGGCCACCTATAGCTGCGTTGTTTGCCATCTGTCTTTTAGCTTCCATCGCCGCATAAACAGTCTCTTCACGTTCCTTACGTATTTGCCTACGCATACCTAACATTTCATCGTATGTGCCAAGACCAAACCTGTAGTCTAACATAAACTTTATTTCTTTTTCTTTCTCAAGCAATGTCTTCTTACGAACAATAATGTCCATTGCTTCTTGTTCTATGTTGTCAGTACCGTGTGTCTGCTTGTCTAACCATGTAGGGTTCTTACGTTGGGACTCAGCCCTAGTAATATCAGCTACTGCACCGTACCATGCACCTAGTTGCTGTGATACATCTTGTATCTCTCTACCAGCACCTACTAGCATCTTGACCCCTTTGAAGGCTGCATTAGCTGCAGCAAAAGCTGTAACGGGGTCTATCATTTAATTATCTCTTTGCGTGATTAGTTGTAACCACATTTAATGCTTCCTTGATTGCTTCTACATTTGCATCAATACGTGCAATCATTACGTCATTCTCATGTATATCATCAGCTAGTCTTGCTGTGCTAGTTTCTACATCAGCTATCTCAGCCCTGTTATACTTAATGTCTGATACCATGCTGGACACTGCCCACACTACAGCAGCACCCTGTGCTAGTAATGCTCCTGCTATTGTTACTAATGTCCAGTTGATATCCATTAAGTTACTTCAACCCAGCTTGTTGTATCTTCATTCCAAATGTAGCTTTTGTCATCATCAGGATACGCAACAGGTGGCTCCCACAAACAAGTTGTTTCGTTTAGTATCCAACTTGGGTGAGGCTGTGGCGCATAGAAAGCATCCCTTGTGCTGTCATATGTGTAGCCAACACCTGCATAGTTTTTTCTTAATGGTGTGTTGCCAAGTCGGTGCTGACCACCATATGTATTGTAGCTGGTCTGAACCCAAGTCCCTACCTGAGTATCAACAAAGTCTTGTTCAGCCACAATTACTTGCGTGACAATTCCGTTTTCTATTTTTGCATAATGTGCCATTATTTAATCAATCGTAAATGTGCCAGAGGAAGTAAATTTGTGGAACGTATAATCACCACTTGTCGTAACAGTGCCGCCTGAAGCTGAACCCTCAGAAGATGTAAGGTACTTAATAACAACAATACCAGAACCACCTGCTGTCCCGTCAGTATCACCAGACCCACCACCAGCACCGTTGCCTGTGTTAGCCCCTCCTGCTGGGCCTGTACCAGCACCATTAGCATTATTACCACCATCACCACCAACAGCATATGTTACTCCATCTGTTCCCGCAGCACCTGCACCTCCTGCCCCAAAGTCAGTGTTAACAGCATTTGCTCCAACGGCCCCTTTACCCCCGCCACCAGCCCCCGGCCCGTATTCTCTAGTGCCAGCATTTCCACCAGCATTTCCTTGATTTGTCGTACCTGCTCCTCCTGCGGCAGAATTCGTAGAGCCACCACCGCCACCCGAACCACCAACAGAGCCAGTAACGCCGCCCGAACTACCGTTAGCACCACCACGACCCCCACCTATCATTGTCTCGCCAAAAGCTGTGGTATTACCGCCATTTGTTTGTGCTTGGCTGGCAGAGCCTAACACACCGCCTGCGCCGATAGTGATAGTGTAATCGCCACTCTCTTGTTCTACGTTAGAAAATGTCCTCATGCCTCCAGCACCGCCACCACCACCACGGTTTCTGCCTGAACCGCCACCGCCAGCAACAAGAGTATAAGTAAGGTCAATCGGCGGTCCCCCTCTACTTGGATAACCGCCAAAGCCTAACATATTATAACCAAAGCTACTCATTATGCATCATTCGCCGCATCAGTGGTAAAGAATAATTTAATGCCATGTAGTCTACAGTCTCCTGCCATATCATCATTAGTTGCTGAAACATCCCTAAATATTCTAAAGTAACAAAGTTGATCTACTGCTGGTGAACCTGCAATAGTAATAGCAGCACTCTCAGCAGACACTAACATTTCTTCTACAGCACCTTGAGCATCATCATCTACTAATACTGCTGTGCCATATGCTACATCTATTGTATCATTGTCTCCTACAGCTACACCTTGTAATCCTAATGTTACACCTGTAGTGGCTGCAATGCCTGACCAAAAGAATTGAAAGGTTACAGTACCTTCATTCCATGATTTAGGAAATGCCACACTAAACTGTGCAAATTCATCACTATCTTTATCAAAGTCTAATACAACCATATCAGGTCTACCTGATGTAGTCTCTACTGTAGTAAGTGCAGAACAACCATTAGAAGTAGTGGGCTGCATAGCACTGGCAGGAACCCATATAGTTTCTTTACCTGCAGTTTTTGCTACTACTCCATCTAATTGATTTAACTCAGCAGCAGTGCTAGTAACAGCAGTGCTACCCAAGATTAGATCACCGTCAGGAATTATAACGTCACCTGCAAACGTAGCACCTGTAGTGCCTGTAGGTATAGACATTACAGTAGCATCTGCGTCATTCTTAATGGTTACATCTGAGGTAGAACCCTGACCAGTAAGCACCAAGCCATCAGCAGCAGCATACCCTACGGCTGCATCATCACCTGCTGCTGTGTCACCTGTAGGTAAGAACGTACCACCTGATGCAGTAACATCCCCTGTGAATGTCTGTGCTGATACTTCAAACGTAGCAAACGAAACAATCTCTACAGTGTCATCTGCTGCTGCCCCTACAGCTAGTACTACGTCAGACCCATTAGTAGCAGTATAGTCAGCCCTAGCTAAGTGTACTCCGTTAAGATACACGGATACAAAGTTAGGAGTGTAACCCCCTGTAGTGAATGTAGTTTGACTTGATGTAGCTGTGTAAACGTCCCTAGTTTCTGTTGCTTGGGGTACGGGTACTGAACCTATATAACCTGCCATTTTGTTTCCTTATGAATTAACTCTACCGTACATAGTAATTGTTCCACTTGCTATGTTCCCAGTGTGAAATAAAAACTGAACAGCATTAACAACTCTAGCAATTTTTGTTTTACCACCCTGCGGGGTCTTATCCAGATTACCGTTGTTTTTTGAATAAACACCGTCTGCAAAAGCATAAGTACATGTATTTAGATGAGGGCCGTGTACTTTAACATCTAATGACGCCCCTTCTGTTGAAACATTACCCATGCCATAATACATTAAAGGTATATAACTTGCATCTGCATCAGTCGGACTGCCAGCAAAATAGCTATCACTTGCAGATAAATAATTAGAACCGTTGTCAATAGACATTCTTATTGCAAAATCGGCGTCATCCGTTGCGGGAACAATATTGGCGCAGGTAAAAAGATAGCTGTCATATTTACTGCTATCAAACCCAGTAAAACTAGCTGTTGCTGCGTTGCTTATATCAGTAGAAGAGATAAACTCTAGTCCACCACCAATTTTAGTTCCCATATAAGTAGCCAACCTAGCCATTGTAGCCTTGCGGTTAGTACCACCAGCCCCATCGTCTACAATCATAAGGTCAGCATCTACAAGAGCAGCACCAATATCTGTACCGCCATCAATGTCTAAGTCAGCTACAGCAATGCTACCATCTGGGAAAGTTGGTGTTCCAGCAAAGGTAATACCTGTAGTACCTGTGGGTACATGAGCTACTAATGCATCAGCATCATTTTTAATAGTAACGTCACCTGTACTACCTTGCCCTGTTAAGATTAGACCTTCAGCAGCAGTAAAGCCTATTGCAGCATTGTCTCCTGCAGCAGTGTCACCCGTAGGTTCCATTGTGGCACCAGCAATAGTGCCAGAAAACCCACCGCCTACAATGTTAGCTGTATCTCTTGCTTTAGTCATAATCTATCCTTTAGCTAGGCTTGGTAGGCCACGTAATACTATTAGGGAATCCACCCTGTGCTGGTACGTCCCGTAGTGCTGTACGATAAGTAGTCCATGCGTCTGACATGGTTACATCACTGTTGCCCATCCAGTCTGTAGCAGCCAGTAGTGCATCACGTTCTTCACGGACCTGTACAGCAGCACGTGTGTCTGCACCGTCAGCCCATGCTTGTTCTTCAGCATCACGTGCAGTTTCTTCTGCTGCTGTGAACTGAACCATTTCTCCGTTAATATTATGATATCTTGGCATTTCTGCTTTTCCTTTGTTGTTGTGTTATGAATTAACCATACCATACATAGTAATTGTTCCTGATGCTATATTACCACTGCTCATAAAAAACTGAACTGCATCTACATCAGCTTCTGATTCTCTAACACCATTAACTATTTGCATAGAAGGCTGACCCTCTGAGCCAGAATTAAAAAAACCTAAATTAGAAGATACTCTAGTTTTAGTAGTTAAATGTGGCCCAAAAATTTGTACAGTTCCTGAAGCTCCCCCTTCTTCACCAGTATCTCCACCTTGAGAAAATGTAAGTCGTATGTCAGTGTCGGCTACATCATAACTGTCTTCGTCGCTTGTAGCTCTCTGACCTTTGGATACCCATTGATAGTCACTACTACCACTATCGTAACTACTACCACCATTACTGCTAGTTCTCAGTCCAAAATCCACACCGCCAGCACCCGTTATAGTAACATTTTGAATGTAAAAAACATAATTATCATATTTACTTGCATCAAATCCTGTAAAAGATACAGTAGCTGCATCACTGATATCAGTAGAAGAAATAAACTCTAATCCACCACCAATTTTAGTACCCATATAAGTTGCAAGCCTAGACATTGTAGCTTTACGATTAGTGCCACCTGCACCGTCATCTACAATCATTAAGTCTGCATCAACTAATGCTGCACCAATGTCAGTGCCACCGTCTATGTCTAGGTCTGCTAAGTTTAAACTACCATCAGGAAATACAGGAGCTTGACTAAATGTCACTACACCGTTACTTGCAATAGCTAGACTATCTGTGTCTGATGCAGCACCAATGTTACCACCATCTGCTACTACTACACTTCCAACTGTTGCAACACCTGTAGCTGTTACATTACGGAGACTAGCTACATCTTTGTTTGCATCTGCAGTTACAGTCTTACTAGCTACAACAGTCCCTACTGCAGCACCTGTATCATTGTAGTTTAACTCAGCAGTGGTAGCCGTAACACCATCAATGATATTAAGCTCATCAATAGTTGCACTAAGCCCTGACCTGATCTGTGCTTGATTACCAATATAACCTGCCATTAGCTGTCAATCTCCATGTAGCTCATAATTACTGAGACTTTATCTGCCACACTACAGTCTACCTTAATGATATCACCTGCGTTAAGAACAACCTTACCGTCTAGTACAGACAGTGATGATCCTACTGGTATAGCTGCATCTTTAATAATGTGTGCTGTAGTGTTTTGTGTTTGACTTGTTTGTGTAGTTGTACTAACCAGAGTTACACTTGCTGTAACCTGAGAGGTGTGTACGTTAGCTAAAGTAAGTCCTAAGATGATAGCCCTAGTACTTGATTGAGTAGTGTATATTGTTTCAGGAGTACCTGCACTAGCTGGTGCAACGTCCCTTGTAATTGTCTTGAATGTATTTGCCATTATTTTATATCCTTATCCAAGGGCGATTGCTAAAGCTGTTGCTTCATCTTGTGCTATGATTACTGCTGCTTCTTCAGTTGAAACTGTACCAGCAGTTGAAGGTAAAGTCAAGGTAATATCTGCAGTAGATGCAGGGCCAATAAGTGTTACTTTATTTGATCCATTGTCTGAGTCTTCAAAGAACTCAAGGAACCCTGCTGACGTAGCACCATTCTTTAGCTGAACCCCTGCATTTGCAATAGGGGTAGTGAGTACTGGGGTAGTAAGTGTTTTGTTTGTAAGTGTGTCTGTAGATACAAGTGATACTAAAGTAGAACTAGCACCAGCAGGTAGTAACATGGTATTAGTAACAGAAGCTGAGTGTGGTTGTGCAATTACTGTTTGACCGTGGCTGTTGCTCTCACAGTTAAATACGATAGCACCTGAGTTAGTGTTACCACGTACAACAACAGTGCCTGTACCATTAGGTGCTAGGTCTATTGTAGCATTAGAAGTAGTAACAATGTCAGCACCATTCATATCTAGGTTGCCGCCTAGTTGTGGGCTGGTATCTTCACTTAGATTAGAGATAGCAGATGAGGTAGCAAGGCCAGATACAAGTGTGCTTCTAGCAACTTTCTTTATGCCACCACCAGAAGTATCAAGTGCAAGAAACACATCATCACTAGCAATGGTACTAATTTCAGCTAGATCGCCTATTGTACTACCACTTACATCAAGAATGTTTAACTCTGCTGCAGTAGATGTAACACCATCTAAGATATTAAGTTCTGCTGTTGTAGCTGTAACGCCATCAATTAAGTTAAGCTCAGTGGCTGTGGCTGTTACACCATCTAGGATATTAAGTTCAGCAGCAGTAGCAGTAATAGCTGTACCATTAAAGTTAATAGCATCTAAGTAAGCTGTACCATCAATGTACAAGTCACGCCATTCTTGACTAGCTGAACCTAAATCGTATGTATCATCTGTGTTAGGAATAATACTAGAGTTTACGTCAGCACCAAACACAACATTGTCAGTGGCTGCATCACCCATTGTAATTGTACCACCATTAAAGGTAGTAGTACCTGTTACCGTAAGATTACCGCCAACACCTAAGTTACCTGATATATCAGCAGCACCATTAATATCTATAGTAGTAGCAGCAATCTGTACTTCTGTGTCTGCTACAATGTCAAGCTGACCGTCAACACTAGAATTAAGATAGATGCCAGTATCACGAAACTGAATCTTCTCTGTTGACGCAATAAGTAAATCATCAGAAAACTCAAAGTAATCCTCATCCTCCATCCACTTAAATACACCATCATTACTCTCACCATCAAAGGTTACTGTAATGTCTGTACCTGCAGTGCCATTGCCAAAGGTAAGAGAAGTACCAAGCAAAGACGTAATAGGACCACCTTCACCTGTAGTACCATCATGTGTGTGACCTGTACTTGCAGCAAAAGCAGCTAGAAGCTGATCAAACTCATTGTTAGTATGATCTGCTGTGATGGTATCCCCATCTTCATAAGTAGATTGTCTTGTATAAATAGCACCCATCTAACGTCTTGCTCCTAATTGATATTCTAACTGAAACCCTTTGAGTGAATAAGCTGCACTACTGCCGCCATCTTCTACTTTTAATGCTACAGAAAAACCTGAACCTTCTACTGGTTGGCGTACAAGTGGCTGTGTAGGTCCACCATAAACAAACTGTGTAGTACTAGCAGAGGTACTATATAAAGCATTACCATACGTAGCTGCAAGCTGTGTATTATCAAAAGGGTAAACAGCAGGTCTTGCTGAGTTTTTATCTTCGTTATCATAACGCACTATTAAGTCTGCATCAACAGTACCTTCAGGTTTATAGTTAATAATTACCCGTTGCATGTGCTTACGGATACCGTTATCCCCAAAGCTCATATCAGGACTTCTATACTTACCTGATATTATTGTGCCATCAAATGTATCACCTGACTCTTGTCTTTGCACAAAACCATTGGTATCACCATGAACTACAATTACATTACCTGCTTCAATAAAAGTATCTGTACATTGTACCTTTATACCACGTGTTTCTGAAAACTCAAATGCTTCTTTTTTAAGAACACAGATAGCCCCTTTAGAAAGGCTTGCACCCTGACCATCTTTAGTAAAAAATATACGGTATTGGGTTTTATCGGGTATAACTACACTATCAAACGATCCTGCATCTTTAATGTTCTCATCAAATACAGTCTGGATATTCTTACTAATAGTACCAAGTTCTGTATCACCAATACGTGCAGTAGCAGCAACAGTACGTAAGCCATCAGGACCAAGGAAGATTAAGTCACCTGCAAATTCCTGTACGGTAAAACTGTTAATGCAACCAATGTTTCTTGTAACAGGTTCTACAGAAAAATTACTTGAAGTAGAGCCAGTTAGTTTAAAAATCCTGTTTTCACAAAAGATAAACAAGCTATCACGAAATACTTTTAATGCAACTACTGTATCGTCAACGCTGATACTACCTGCAGGATCAGAAGCACCTGTATTAAACCCGTCTTCATTAAAGCCTTCACTAAAAATTATTTCTTGTGGCGTAGTAGATTTACCTGCATAAAACATACGATTTCTGTAGGAGGCTACAACTGTAGACCCTGCCACACTACTGTCACTAACATCAGCAGCAGTCATAGCTGAGTTAAATATTACAGGGGCATTAACACCATCAACACAAATAATCTTTTCATTACCATCAAAGTTGTATCTTTCAAAGTGGTACTTAGCTGCATTAGTTCTACCTGTATCTCTGACTGTCCAACTCTCAGACACTACATCAAACTTAGTATGTGCTGCAGCAGTAGTACTTGAAGTAGCCCTAGTTACACCAGTAAAGGTAGTAGCATTAACACCTGTGTAGGTAAATAACTCTGAGTTAATCTGTATTGTACCACTAGAAGAAAACCCTGTAGTAGAGGGTACAGTAATAGTACCAGAGCCTGTCATACCTGTGCCTGATGCAATAGCTATAGACAACTCAGTAGAAGCAGAACTAAATATCTTTTCGCCTCTAGCTGCTATTATCTTGTCTGCAAAAGAAGCAGTCATTAAAACGTTTTCAGCAGTAGTGCTAGTAATTGGAACTACAGCATTTACATATTTACGAAAACCACTAATACGTCTATAGCCACCTGAAATATCAGGCTCAAAGTTTTCTAGTTCTAGTGCTTCTCCCGGTTGCATAATAAAGTTAGAACGGTTAAGTATTAAACCGCCTTCACAATTAAATGCTACTGGTTGTACTTGTGAACTATCTGGCATTAATTAATAACCCCAGACATAAAACTAATAGAACCACGTGGTCTTAAAACAACGGTTGATCTAACATACTCAAACTTATTAATAAGAAGACTTTGCATGTTTTTAATACCTTGTTCAAAACGTTCAAAATTTAATTGATATTGATTTAACTCACCACGGTATTGATAAACATATGCGGTAGCTCCGTCTACTATTACAGGAGCAAATCGGTCAGGAATAGTTGTTGTATCTCCATGTGCAGACAGATCAGAAGGAAAAGTATAATAATCAAAAGCTAGTGTATAAGCTTTATCTGGGTAGGGGTGGAGAAGATAGTTATTATCAGGAGTGCGTACAATGCTTCTAGGTACGCCACCTTCTTCAAATTGTGTAACTGCCACACCACTAGAATGTGCAGCAGCAGTGGTACTATTAGCACCACGTGTACAACCTGTAATATCATTGCCTAGTATTCCGGTGTAAGTAACTTGCTCACTACCTATATGTACTGTTCCTGTAGTATCAAGTCCTGTAGTAGATGCAAGAGTTAAAGTAGCCACACTATTAGAGTGTGATCCATTTAATGTGGTAGCTACAACGTCATCTTCTTGATCAGCAAGACCGTTTTGAATATATTCGTTATAGTTTAGTGTCGTAAGACTGTTACCTGCTGCGTTAAGGTCATCATCTTTTTTAATCCTTGCTGTACTATAATCTAACGACTTAGTACTTGTAGGGAGAGTATATCTACTTTGACCTGCTACTAAAGTAGAAGAGTTACTAGCGTGATTAAAAGAGTACCCAAACTCACGCTGATTAATGTATCGTATTGATTCATTTACTGCATTCTGACATTGTATCTGTACCCCTCTAGCACTTGTAAAGTTACTAGAAGTAAGCTCTACCTCGTTCATACGTGTAATAACACTATTAGTTAATGTGAGAAAAGTAAGAGCCATGTCTACCCCAAGAATTTTTTGTAGTGTATGTTTGATACACTAATGGGGCCAGCATATAGCCAGCCCCAAAGTATGTATTATTTAAGTTAAGCCAGCAGATCACGATCTACTTCAGAGGCTGAACCTGATTGCGTAATATCATCCATGATAATGCAAATTGCATACACACGAATAACACCACCAGTAATAGTACCACTAGATGCATCAATCTCTACATCAATAGTATCTGCTGCTGCAGTAAATACTGGTAGATTATCAGCACTTCCTCCAGAAAGAACAGCAGTAGTATGATCACCAACAGATGCGCCATCATAGTCAAATGCTGCAGAGAAAATATCTACATCAGTTCCTGTGATACCCAAAAGCAATCCAGAGTCAGTAGTTGTACCCTCCATTGCAGTAATAACTTTGATACCTGCGTGAAGGATCATAGTATTAGTTGGAACAGCAATAGCTTGAATAATATCATTTGCTGCTAGAGCAGTGCCACCATTCTGCAGTACTGCGTCTGCCATGTCAATATCGTTTTGCAATACAGTGATTGCACCACGAAGTTTCTTGTTGCCCGTTCCAGCATTATTGGATGTTGAATCGGAGTTTGTACTCATTGTGATTGTAGCCATAACGTATTACTCCTTTATGCTGCGTTATAACGGGCAGTAACGATTGCTTCAGGACGAAGAATCTTACGACCGTATAGATGCATACCACGAACAATGTCAGCAAAGCTGTCAGGATCACGATATGATTCTGTCTTATTGATTTGCTCTGCAGTTGCTACAGCAGAATCATGTCCCGCCATAATAACACCAAAGTTAGTCAGTTGGTTAGCTGTACCCGAAGTACCCGGCCCAGTACCTACCGCTGGTAGATTAGAGGAAGAGTATACACGGAAGCCGTGGAAGTTGTTAATGGTCAAACCATTACGCAATCCACCTGATTCACCAAAATCTGCATTCATGAAGCGTGAATCTTCATCAGCAAGAATTTCCATGAACACTGGATCGACCACCAACCAGCGACCTTGTGAGTCAACTTGTTGTTGATCAAGCAAACGCTTCATACGAGCAATAACCATTGCTGGGGAAGCAGTAGCAGTTGGCAACGAGGTTGCACCGGGCATACGTGCTGTCAGCGGGATAGAGTGGGTGCCAGCAGAGGAAGTAGTAATATTGCCAAAGTCACCTTTATGCAGTTGCATAGAGGAAAGCAATTCGTTAGAACCCGCAGTAGTTACAGCTTTAGTACCATTAACAGATGTATTAAGGGCATTAGCGTTAGCGTGTTGACTTGCCTGTGCGTAACCAGCCATGTAGCCAAGAACTTCTTGGTCATGGTTGTCAGCAAGACGATATGCAGCACGATTAGTTGCAAGGTCCATGAAATTGACGTGGCTGTGAGCCTCTTCAATGTCATCCATTTTGAAAGCAAAGTAATTAGCTTTGTCAATGGTAAGTGAAAAATCTTCATCGTCCAAATCTTGTGCGGTAACATTCGTACCACGTGAATATGAACTTACAGAAATTTCTGGTTCTTTAATAATTTGGACGGTATCACCTTGTGAGGCAATCTCTCCCATGTAGTCAGAGTTTGTGATATCACCACAAACAGTACTCTTGCGGAAAGCAAGCTGTACTTTTTTTGAATAGATTACGGGGCTAAAATTACCATTTGGTAGATTTCCATATCCCGATGCTGATGCAAAAGCCATAATAGATCCTCCTATAAAGTTTAGGCTTTGTTGAGCTAAACATTATCTGAAGAGGCTGATTGTTTTCTAGGGTGCATACTATGATCAACTGGCCGGTCAATCTAAGTACGGGCCTATACTTAATACAGGTAGTCTTAGTTAGTTTGTTTGAGCTTTAATGAGGGGATTAGTACAGAAGGTAGACCTAATGGTGGCTTCTGAATACTAATCCCTAGTTATACTAACAAATTTTTATTTGTCAAGTATATATTATCGTGCATTACCAGATAAATCATAAATAAATTTACCTGTTTGTATTGCTTTAGTTATTGCTTCTTCTTGTTTCTCGTATTCTTGTGCAGACATACGAGCAATATCAGACTCTTTAAATGAGCCAGATGTATCCTCTGCATCAACAGATGCTTTGGAAGCTTTCTTAACAGTACCAGCAGCAGCCTTACGCTTTGCTGCATAATCACTCTTTGTCATACCATTGTCTACTTTGTATAGATCAATAACACGAATTACTGAAGCTGCATCGTCTGAGTTTTCATAGAGAGCATCTTGTACCCACTTAGGTTGATCATCAACCCAATCATGAAACTTATCTGCTTCACGTAGTTTATCAAAGTCAGGGTGAGCAGAACGTATATCTTGTTCTGCAGTTGATCGTGACATTTCAGCTTCTTTAGCATCTAGTTTTTGCAGACGATCTTCTGCTTTGCTAAACATTTCTTGAGCTTTCTTAGCAGCAATGGTTTCTACAATGCTTGCTACATCAGGGTACTCTGCAGCCCATGTCTCAATGTCTTCATCTGACTTAGGAGGCCGAATGTTTTCCTGACCTAGACGAGCTTCTAGTGCAGCAAACTTTTCTTCCCACTCTTTTTCTTTCTGTTGCATGTGACGCCGTACATCACCGTAACGTTTTTTAAAAGACTTCTCTTCACGACTAAGGTTCTTGTCCTCAACCTCTGGTTCTTCTTCAGTAGCCTCTACTGCTACTTCTTCTTCCTCTTGGGTCTTACCCTCAAGTTCTTGGATTTCCTTCTCGTCTTCTTCAATTCGTTTACGATTACGATTATTATGGTTAGGGTTTACGAACCCTGCAGTCTTTGGTGTTTCCATAGTTTGTAGTTCAGGCATATTGTTTCCTTATGTTGGGGCCAGCAGTAGCTGGGTAGCCTTATCGTTGTGGTCTTGCACCTAAGCCTTGTGGCATAGGCATTTTGTTTTTTACATTATCAGCCTGTGCAAATTGATCTACTTGAACACCCCCTATTCCAGCAACATCAGGACCAACTATTCTGGCAACTAAAGTTCCTTCCGGTGTTTGTCTAAATTGCATAAGCATTGATTTTTCTTCTTCAGAAAGGTTTATTACACGGTTTTTTACATCTTTAAGATATTGACTGTGAGCATCTTTTTCCATAGTCTACGCTTTCTTTAACCAATTTGTTTCTAACTCTAGCACCATACTCTTATAAGTTTCATGGGCTTTATCTAGCATGTTATTATCAATATGCTTAATAGCAGAGTCAATTTGTTTACCTACCCAATCCCATGTAGGATTATCTTTTGGTATAGCTGCAACAATCTTAGGTGCAACTTGGTAGTACTTCTTCACTTCTTCTGGATAATTCACTAAATAGGTGTCTCTGAAGTTACGCAGCTTTGTTAAAGTAGGTCCATCATCAGCTTCACCTCTATGCTCTACTATAGCAGTGGTTAAGAAACATCCTTTTGATCCTGCTTGTGCGCCAGAAGAACCCTCTTTACCACTAGCAGCTTCCCACTCAGCAAGCTTCTGTCTATTAGCTGCACTATCATGACTTCTTAACTGTCTTACTTCTTCCCAGTTTAAATCTGTTGGATCAAGACCTGAAAGATCATTACCTTCACTATCTCTTGCTGGACGACCTTGGCTAGGAACACCTAGCATTTTTTCTAGTCTGCCTGATTGTATTGGAGTTTTTTGTGCTGTAAGAACTGCTTGTTGTGCTGCTGTTATTTGTTCTTGTTTTCTATCTTTTTCTATTTCACTAGACTTCTGTACAAGTTCTTTAGTTTGTTTCATTTTTGCCTGTAAAGCTTCTTGGGCTGCGGCCACCTCTATTTCTGTTGAGTTAGCATTATCAACAATAGACATAAAGTTTTTAAGGTCTTCTTTTTTAACACCTAAAACTTCTGAAGCATAGTTGTACCCAGTACCAACAATATTTTTAAGTAACCCTGATTTATTAGAATAACCTTTTCCAGCTTGCTCTACATACTGACCTATTGCTTTATTAATTTTACCGCCAACTTCATTATGACCTTTTGCATACGCAATTATTTCAGAAGCTCTTAAACCTGCTAAGTCTTTTGTTGCGTCTACATTTTGATATATTCTTGTTGCAGCACCTGCAAGTAATGAAACAGGGTTTACTCCCCCTACTAAAAGAGCTGCACCTGCTAATTGGTTTTGAGATTTTTTATCTAAACCAAAAGGTTTAAACGGGGTGTTTAATCCACTTTTAGTACTATCTCCGGGAGTACCAAGGGCAAACTCTTGTACTGCAGTAGCATCATTCCAATCTACACTTTTTCCAAAGTCTTTTCCAAATTTAATTCCGCCTGTATTAACTGTTTGATTTACAACATCTGGACCCTCACTCTTAGGTACACACCTACCTTGGTTTCTGTCGTATCTAAATCCTGTAGGGCATACAGGATCTGCAACTCTAGCGGCTGCTACTACAGGTGCTGCTTGAGGATCGGGGCCATACGGACCTGTTGTTGGTTTATAACCACCTACATCAGGGTCATAAAATTGATTAGCTACAGTTGTATCTATAGCTTTTTCTTGTGGTCCAAATATACTTCCGCCTAAGTAATCAAAATTACCACCACCGCTATAGTAACCTACAACACCACCTTCATTAGCCATCATAGGTTGTTCTTGTTGCATTGCTTGTTCAATAATACTATTTAAGTCATCATCACTAAGCTCTGCTTGTTGTGGCTCCATAGGCTCACCGCCTATTCTACCATCAGCATCCATCTGTTGCAAGCCCATTTTTGCTTGAGTACGTAAATCCTCAAAGAATTTCACACCGTAGTAACGAACAACATCCGCAGGTACAACGTATTCACCTTCAGATAGACGTGCAGGTATATCATCACGTACTTCTTCAGGTAGAGAACCGGGAGGTACATTATTACCTGACACTGGGTCTACTGTCTCTGCTTGCCCAAAGTTCATTTCCATTTGGTCTTTCATTGCTACCCCTCCTTGGGCAAATCCTTTTTGAGTTGGTCCCCAATCACTAAACCCTTTTAATTCTGGTTCTACACCTTCTGCATATTTAGCAAAATTTACAGCACCTTGGGCGTATCTGCTAATTTCTTCATCAGTCATGGGTTTTAACTTGTATATAGCCCTATTTTTTGCTTGTTGAATTGGTTTATTGGGAGTATTTTCATATGCTTCTTCTGAAGTTTCAATTTTTTTTTGTTTATCAATTTCAGGAACTATTGGTGGAAGAGATTGATAGGGATGAGGAATGGCTCTGTAACCTACCGCTCTAGCTTCTATTTCTGAAGCTGCTTGAATATAAGTTCTAAAAGACTCTTGCTCTAAGTCTCTCATTAGTTTAGCTATTTTTTTTGCTGATTCAGGGTTGTTGTAAAATTCTTTAATTTCTACAGGTTCAGGTAACATTTTATTATCTGAATCTATAATTTTTAGTTTAGAACTAAAATCCCACGAATTAGTTTTTTTACCTTCTTGATATAATTCTAAAATTTTGTCTTTAATATTAATAAGTTTTGTATTTTGTCCTAATTTCTTTAAGTACAAATCCCCTTTATATGCTTTTTCAGGTTTAGCAACCGTTTTCATGTAACCCGTAGGGCTACCCGCTATTTGTTCTAATCCTTTTATTTTTTTATCTTGCCATTGAATTGCATGTTGCAACTCATGAAAAAAACTCTTTCTAAAGTCACGACCATCCTTCAAAGACATATTACTTACATCTGTGTCTTTTCTACTTCCAGAAATTACAATAGAACCTCTTGGTCCTTTACTAGGATCAAAATATGCGCCACCGTCTTCAGAAGCATCAAAATAAAATTGTACGTTTTTTGCTTCTGGATACTGTGCAAACAATTTAGGGTGATCTATAATATCACCAACATTAACAGGCTGGCTTGGAGAAGTCTCTTTTAAGGTTATGTTTCCATCATTAGACTTAATTAAAACATCTGAGTCATCTATTTCAAACTTAAAGTAAGGCTTTGGTTTACCCCTTACCATAAGAGGCTCTGATAAATAATCGGCTTCTGCAGACCCTACTGTAAATCTTCCTGTAATTTCTTCAATCTCTTCTGGGCTAAAACCTCGTTCTTCTAGTTCTACTGCCTTTCGTAGATCATCACCATAAAAATCTTTTGCACCTTTACCTGCAATAATTTGATTTACAACTTCAGGGTCTACACCCCTCCTTAGAGCCGCTTTTGCTGCATCCCCTATAAAAGGAATTATACCAGCAGCAGTACCTGCGCCTGAAAGTGCAGCATCTTTGTACCTGCCCTCTTTAATAAGATTAGCTGTTTCTTCAATACCTAAATACTCTCCTGCGATAGGAGTAGCTTCTGCTAACATAGCTACAGTCTGAGCTTGATATGGAGTAGCACCTAGTTTATCTATGGCTAAGTCATATATATAATTTTTAGTAGGCGTAATGCCTTCATCATCTTTTCGTCCAGCCAAAGCACGATCATCAGCTTGTTCATTAAAACCTAGTAAGTCTCTACCAAATTGATATGCAGCAGTTGCGCCTCCAAGAAGACCTGATCCTCTACTCATAGGGCCAGTTAGTAGGCCCATAGCACCTGTATCATCCATATACTCTTGAACTGTTGGTTTAGTCTCTTTTGCTCTAGGGGGAAGACCTAATGCTTCCTCTGTTTCACGTTCAAGATTAGCCATTAGCATTAACCTTTAGCCTAAGCTGTTTTAAAGCTTGCAGTGCATGTATCTGTCCCTGTAACCTGTACATTACATGAGATTCATCCGACTGAGAAAACATTTTGTAACTGGCCTGAATGCGTTCATCTAGTTCAGCTTCAAATGCTTTCCATGCTTCTGGGTTATTTACTAGTAGTTTTAAGCTCACTGCATTGGTCCTCCACCAGTGTTAGCTGAGAAGCCTTGTTCTCCCGGCTGAGGTGCTGTGCCTGTACCTATAGTACCCCCTCCGCTACCTTGAGTGTCCTGTACCTGTGCCCCTGCTGGTGGCTTCTGTGGGCCTCCTTGTGGTGGACCTGCTTGTGGTTGAGGTGGTGGTGGATTCTCTTCACGAAACTTCTTAAGTATCTCTGCTTGTACTGCAGCATCACCCATTGAGTTCACCAATTTGTCAGGGTCAAGATCCATAGACTTAGCAATCTCACGCACAATGTAATCCATTTTAGCAAAAGGGGCTAGTACAGGGTTCTGTACTACACCAAGGAATTGCATCAGGCGTTGACTACGTACCTCATTAGCCATTAGGCTTTCAGTACCACGAGCTTTGACTTCAAGATCGCCTTTGATTTCTTCGTCATAATCAAACTGCATGTTGAAGTTGAAGAATGCTTTAGCTAGTGGTGCTAGTAGATAATCGTCTACATTCTTAACTACATTCCGTATAGAACCATTAGCAGCAGACATGAGCATACTAATGCCAGAAGCTGTACGTCCGACACCTTGAACTCCTGTCTGACCATGAGCAAAGCTAGGAAAGCCTGTACTCTCGTCTGCTAATACACGTGCCTTATCAAACATCTGCATGTTCTCATTGGATACATTAGGGAACTTGGTGCCAAAGATAGCTTGTCCCGGCGCACCGCCTTGGCGACGAAAGACTTTACCGGGATATACTGAAAGGTCTTGGCCGGGAACTAGGTTAGTCTCGTCCACCTCAATCAACATATTACCAGATAGTGCAGCATTATCAACAGCCATACGCATAAAGCCATTCATAAGTGTTTGTGTATCATCCATATTCTCAGCAATACCTACACCAAACAAACTGTATGGGCTTACTTCATATGGTACTGCATAGTAAGGAATCATAGAAGGAGTGAATGGATTCATAACCAAACGCAATACCTTACCATTACATACCCAGATGTTTACATTAACTTGATCCATATCTGCTAATTCTGCAGGGATATCTATGTCATGTCCTTCAAGAACTTCTGTGTCTACACTGCCCCAGAACTCAAGAACTTCAAAACGTTCAGCTTTGGATTCCTGAGCATCATCTTCCATAGCTTGTTCCCACCATTCTTTAGTGTAGGACTCACCATCAGATACAGCAAGATCAATAGCATTACTTCTAAAGAAAGGACGTTTTTTAAGATTACGCAGTTGAGTACGTGACATTTTATGACGTTCTACTACATACTCAGCCTCATCCATGTTGGCTGCATCAGGATCAGGATAGAAGTTCCAAAGAGATACACTAGAGGTTTGAGGGATAGTTTTAATAGTAGGGGTATACTCTCCCTCATCATTCCAATTAGCATACTCTTTGTCTATAGCAAACGGACCTTTCATTACGCCTGTACCAAACAGGGCGCATTCAAAGGCAGCTACACGTAACTGTTTGTTTGCATTAGACTCATCAAGTTGATCATGAATTTTCTTTTCCATCTTTTTAGCTGCTACCATAGCAGGATGAAATGTAATCTGTGTAGGTGTACTACCTACACCTTCTTTAAGTTGATCTTCTACAGGAGCTAGGCTATTTTTTAAACCAGCTAACCGTTCTTTAAGATCAGTCATAGTCTCGCCGGGAAGTAGCTTAGTATCCTCTAGGCTTGGACCCTGTGCTTTCTTTATCTCATCATTAGATTCAAAGTGTACAGACTCAGCCACTCCTTCAGGTAAGGTAGTGGGGTCTACAGTAACTGGGAATCTGTTGTTGCCAAAAAGTACTTCAATGATTTGACCATAAGCTGCAAGTACTTTAGTCTTAGTTACTTTAACAAATACTTGAGATTTTTCTGTGGAAGTAAACTGTACATCAGGTCCATAGATACCACGATAATTACGGTATGCTTGTACCCAACGGTTTTCTTCTGTCTCTCTTGCATCAGAAGCTTTCTTGTATTGTTTTTGTACAAGACCTACAATAGTACCTGCAAGAGGATCACTGTATGTATCTTCTTTCATGTCCTCTAAAGAGCTTGCCTCTTCAGTATCCATTCCCATGCTTTCTTCAAATTCGTCCATAGTATTTCCTTAATAACCAAACGTTGGGTCGCTTGCTTGAAAACCTGATCGTTGTGTTGCAGGGTCAAAATCAAACAAACTGCTTCGTGGTCTTGTCATAACCCCATACCTAATTGCATCATACAGGTGGTCTTCTGAGTGTGTGTCTACGTCTTCAGGGTTATTCTTATCCAGAGGTAGTGCTGGTATTTGTGATATAGTATTAGTACAAGTATTAAAGAATACTAGCCGTGGTTCTTCAGTAAACTCGTCTACTTGTAACCGTCTATGTATTTCGTTTTTACCTGCTACCCTTGAACCTCTGGACCTGTCAGCAGGTCTCCACCTACAGCCCTTCATAATCATTTGTTCAGCTAGACTTGGGCCAGTGTCTCCACGTTTATGCCAGAGAGATGAGTCAAGTACTCCGTAGCGTATCTTCTCTCCATTCTCTGCTTCTAGTATCATATCAGCTAGGTCAGTAGCTATAACCTTTGAGCAATACATTTCCCGATAAACTATCAGTTGTTCATCAGGAGCTACAGCAAACCAAACAACCCCTGAGTAAGAACCGTATCCGTAGTCACATGCTCTAAACCTTGCCCAGCCACTGGGTATTTCAAAAGGTTCTATTACGTGTATCTGTCTATTCCACTCAGGAAAAGCAGCACCTTCATTTACATCCCAGTTACCTTCAAGTAGTTGCTTACGTTGATGCTCTGGTAGTGATAATAAGTTAGCTTCATACAGACCATCATCAGCTAAGTACGGGTTATCAAATAAAGTAGCAGGAATAAACCTGCGTTTAAACAGTGGTTGACCCTCTTTTGAGTGACCTTTAGGCCAAGCAATAACCTCTCCTGTTTCCATATCAGTAGCATCAAAGCTAGTATTATGTGGAGCTGGGTCTACAAAAGTTTTCTTAACCCATTGATGCCCACTTCCGCCGGGGTTAGTAGTTCCCCTTTGATATAAACCTAGACCACTATTCTTAGTAGTACGTAGGCGTGACCTCATATAGTTCCAAGGATAAGGGCTAGGCCATTGTGTAAGTTCATCAAAACCAATCCAGTTAAAAGCTTGTCCTTGGTATCTTTGTACATCATCATCCCTATCTAGATATGAAAGCCAAAGAGTAGCACCGCTTGGAGCTACCCACGTCTTATCACGTTCCATAAACTTAATCCCGGGGATTGCTCTTGGGTAGAGCTGTTTGGAGACTGAGATAAGTTCTCTGAGTTCTTCTGTGCTTCTCCGTACCAACAGCATAGAAGATAGTGGATTATTAAAATACCTAACAGGATCGGCCAGCATAGCAAAAGACTTACCACCACCAGCCGCCCCACCATATAGTACCTCTTGTTCTGCTGCTGAAAGAAAATCTGTCTGAGGGCCGGGATTAGGCTCAAAGATAACGTCTTGAGCTTTTTCTACATCAATCGGCTCTGGCTTCACTCTCGCTGGAACTTGTTGAAGCTCTGGCTCCGATACGATTTCTTTCGAGGGTTTCCGCTTTTGCCGCCGCTTCTTTGTAGCGTTCAGCGTAATAGCGTTGCGTTGAAGCTTCTGCTTTACGTTTTCGTTCAAGTTTAACTCTCTTCATTAGACCTACGTGAGAGATGTATCTACCTGACTTCTCACTCAACCAATTAGCTACATCTCTGTAGCTGTATTGCTTTAGATACTTCTTAGCTTCTTCTAAAGCTTCTAGCTCTACTGGGATTGGTAGCAGTATATCATCATCTTCAGGGTCTTGTCTATAGCCAAATGGTACAACTCTGCCTACTCTAACGACAGACAACCATTCATACTCACCATCCACTAGCTCTGGCTCAGGGAGCTTCCAAGTTTTATTAACTTTCATTTTTAGGTGGTAATATAAATACAGGGTTTTCAGCTTTGATTTCTACTTTATCTGTCTTTACAAAGCCAGCACGGTCAAGGAAATCTTTAGCTGCTGCCATCTTTTCTTTATTGCCAAGATCAGTGGGGTTAGTCATAACCTGCATCATTGAGAATGCAGCTTTACTACCAGCAGTAGCAATAAACTTTTTAGTAAGTTCAGCAATTTCGTCCTGTAATGCAGCAGTGATAGTTGTAGAGGACATAGTATTAGCATACCCTGCAAGACGTTTAGCTTGCACAGGATCACCTTGTGCCTCTTCAAACAACACGTCAAGAAATAGTTGTTGTTTTTCTGTAAGTTTTCTCATGTTACTTTCCTGTGGGGTTTTACCTTCTTTGCAACTTTCTTAGGTTGAGCCACAAACTGCTTACCCGCAGCCTTGCCTCTTCGTTTGGCACGGGTTGTAGCAGCATACTCAGAATCACTAAGAGATTTAATAGCTTTAGCAGGTAGGTATCTTTCGCCGGTAGCTTTAGCCCCCTGTGTCGAGGGTTTACCACTCTTGGTTCTCCAATCTTGCTTAGTCCAAGACTTAAGACTTTTTTGACTTTTAGCCAACCCACCTGTATTCATTTTTTTAGGTTTACTTTTTGTCATGTTTTTTCTGTATAGCAAAATTAGCAGTAAGGCTTGCCCCCTTGTGAGGGACAAACTTACCGTCATGTTTCATTAGCTTTAAGCTACCATCTTTTTGTTTCATCCAATGGTAGCCTTTAGGTGCTTCTACTTTCATTACGTGTATCCTCCACCTTTTGCTTTGTATTGTTTGGCAACCATTTGAGCTTTACGAGCCGACCACTGGCCGGGGCTTCCTCCTTTGCCGCCAGCCTTAACGGATGCGACAAGACGCTTACGCATAGTAGGCTTAGTATAATTACCCGCCGCATTTACAGTTGAACCACCTTTAGCATACCCTCTTGGCTTTGCTTTAGGTGTAGTCTTTACCGTAGAACTTTTCTTTAATTTCGCCACGTGTTACTCCTATATCTTTAAGAGCAGAGTCTGACATATTAACTAACTGCCAGTATTGTACTCTACGCATTTGGTGATCTTGTAGTGCTTTAATGAATTGTTTAAACATGGTATATCTCCTTTTGACCAGAGACAGTTATACCACAAGTTAGTGTATCATACTACATACAAGATTGCAAACCCGTTATGCATTTTTCTTCTTAAGGTTATCCACTTGAGATTTGACCATGCCACCCATGTTGTAAGTTATGACATTCTTTTTCTTCATAGGTTCTCTATTAATAATAGAATCTTTAGCTGGATAGCTTGCAGTTACAGAAGTGTTGACTGAACCGGGATTAGACTGCATACCACCCTTAGCATAACCTTTAGTTTTCTTTTTGGTCATACCACCTTTATTCATTTTGCCAATACCATCAGCAGCATAGGCTGGTACTTTCTTGCCATTTTTCATAACCATAGGCATTGATCCGCCTTTGTTATAACCTTTAGTTTTCTTTTTTGTCCCGTACATTTTATTTTCCTTTAGTTATTCTTTTTATAGCTGCACTTAAAGTTAATCCTTCTTTTCTAATTAATTTACCTACATCTAATTTTTGTTTACTTGTTAGAGCATAAAAAACTTTTAAAGTAGGATTGCTTGCTTGTTGTTGCCTTAAAGTAAAATTACGATTTAGATTTTTTTCACTACGATTATCTTGTTTTACTGTTTCTACAGTAGCTTTACCAGTTGTAGAAAGTTCACCAGCTTTACGAGAGGTATCTACCTTGGATCTTAAATGTTGTTTACCTGATCCTACTTTTTCTGTTGCACGGGCTACTGTTTTAGGTTTTGAAAGATTTTTACCTTTAGCATTTAGATAGGCTGTTAAAGCTTTACCTTTGTAAAGACCTTTATTTTTTTCTTTCCAAGCATTTAATTCTTGTTTAGTTACATCAGCAAGTTTAGTATTTTTTACTATTCTTTTACCTGTTGCTTTACGTTTTAAATACCCCGGTGTACTATCAGTAGTTTTAGTAGGAGCTGCAGAATTAAATTCTGCTTTAAACTCCTTCATTAAACCTTGTTTAGTTTCACCCTTTTTTAAAACAGTTTTTTTACCTCCATCAACTTTGCTGGTAAAAGTAAAGTTTTTTTCAGTGGGATTTATTCTAAAAGCAGCTCTTGCTTCTCTAAACTCTCTATTAAATGTCTTTCTTTTTTCTGACGCTTTTTTTGTCATAACTCTATGCCTTTATATCTATTCTACCACTTGACTTTGTGGGACCAGTATTTTGCTGACAGTTTGCTCGTCGGTTTCCCTTGTGCATTATGTCTTGCGTAGTAACTTTTTTTACGGGCTTTATCCTTCGCAGTCTTGGGGGCTTTACCCGCACCTTTAACGCCCTGCTGCCCAAATCTGATAAATTTATAGGTATCCCCTTCCTTAGCCATAACACAATGAGACTTAGTTTTGTGACTAGGAGTTCTCTTTGGAACATTGACCTTAGTCAGTCCTTCCTCCTTCATCTTAGTCTTGACTCGTTCAGGGATAGCCATAGTGAATCCTTATAAATATTGGGGGAAACACCGGCGCTGGCTTAACCCCCAATTAAAATATTTAAGTATTTAAATATGCGCCTTACGATAAAACCACACGTACTAATGTACTTGTACTACTGCCACGTCTATAGTTTAGGATAGTAGCATTGCCTATAGCTTTAGGTACTACAAGAGAATGTACACCAGCAGGAAGCATAATATCATTATCAGTAATATCAGCCTCTGCTGCTGCAAACCCAATGTCTAAAGCATGACTTGTTTCAATAAGCACCATCTTAGCGTCAGTGCAAACTACGTGTGTAGTAGCAGTATCACCTAGAGTAACTGCGTCTTCTACAGCCCACCCTAAGTGTTCTCCTACTAATGCTGCTTGATCAACCATTAGTTATCCCCCTTAGAATACTGTGTATTCAACCATAACAGTAAAACGTCCTGCTTGGAAGCTGTCGGAGTTAATAGTAGTTGTAGTACAAGCGTACAAATTAATCAGTGTACTTGCTACAGCAATGTTGGGTTCAAACACGTGAACTGCTGCTGAGTTAAAGTTAATATCAACTTCAGTAACTGCATCAGTAGCAGAGATACGAGGGTTAAAAGATGCAACACCAGCACCAACAATCTCTGTACCAGAAGTAAGTGCGGCGTTAGTAGCTGTACCTGCAGTAGCACTAAGTTGTAGATTACCTACGTGTGTGCCACCAGAAGCAGTAGTAACAAGTACCTTTACTTTATCAATAAAGATTTTACTTGCAGTTACAATACCCATTGCTGAGTCTGCAATAGTTACATCTAATGCACCAAGCTCAACCATGTTGTCATTGTCAGCGTATGTAGTAGTGCCACCGTTAGTAGCAGCTAAAGAACCAGCAAAGACTTGAAACTTCTTACAGCCGATTGTGTTAAGTGCAGAGTTAGCAGATACATCGCCTGATACAGTTGCAGTACCAGTAATGTCAATGCCATCACCAAATGTAATAGTTGATTCGTATTCTTCAATACCTTGTGTGAGTGTAGTTGTTGCCATGATTAATATCCTTTCGTGGTATTACCACTTTGTTGGCTCATTGTGGGTATGCCACTATTTTATATTTATTTTCTTAGGAACGCAATAGGCAATTGCACGATCTTCTAGTGCTATGCCATGTGTACTGTATCGTCTTACTACTTCTCTAGCGTAGTAGTTGCAATGTTCTATGTTATCAAAGACCATCTCGTATTCTATAAGCTCTCTATCTATGCCAAGATAGATTAAGAGAACGAAGGTAAACATTACATCATTTCAAAGTGTGGTGCATCAATGAACGGTCTGCGACCTTGAGAACGACGAAGGTCTACATAGTCATTCATTGCATCTTCCATAGAACCCTCATAAGAAGCAATGTCACCTACACTCCATGCAGCTCCCCACTTAATAGCTACACCTTTCTTACGTGCAGCTTCAGCCATAGCATCAGCCAGCTCATCATATTTATTTAATGCCCATGTAATATTAGGACCAATGTAGGCCACTAGGTCTACTGCACGTCCCTCTAGGTGTTTACTCTTCATGGTCTGACTAGCACCACTAGCCACAAGCTTCTCTTGTTCTTCTACGGTACGCATACCACAGGTAACACCAAAGTCTACTTTAGTGCGTTTAATAGCTTCATTCACTACTTGTACTAGCTGGGGGTTTACTCCCTCTAGTCTACCTTTACTACGATTAGATAGTTGAAACGTCATTACTTCTCTCCGCTATGAGCTTTGCTTGCTCTCGTATTAACTCTTGTTGTTTTTCTAATGCAATAAACTGCTTATCCAACTCAGATAGTTGAGGGATAGGTATTACGTTATTTTTTTCCAAAGAACTTACTCACTGAACGCATACCAATACTAGCTGATACAATTCCACCAAGAGCAATCTGATACCACTGAGGCATTACTTCAAGTGAGGCAAAGCCTTGGGCTACTATATCATTTCCCCATTCACCACAGAAGGCTAGGATAAGGGGAATAGAAAACAATAAAGTAATCCATTCGTCTTTCCATGAGTTCTCGGTAGCTCTCATTGCTTCCAAGTCCCAGTCAATCTCTCCTGTAAGCTGCTTCTTCTTAATCTCAGCTTCAGTAAGTTTGATCTGGGTCTTACCATCTATGATAGAAGTAGCTAATCCTGTTAGACTTCCTATAAGTTGACCAATCATTTAAACATCCCAGTTTTTCTGTAGTCTATTAGACCACCTTTATTAAAATTGTTTTTTCTTTTAATAGTACTAGGAAAAAGTAAACGTAGAGCAGATTTAACTTTAGGATTAAGGTTTTTATTTGTGCCTAAAAATTTATCTAAAGCTTCTTTAGTTCTTATTCCTATTTCTTTCATAGCAGAAATTCGTAGATTTTGTTGTTCGTTAAAAATTTTATCATCACTTGAAATCTTACCATGTTTTTTATCAAGTTCCCCTAATTTTTTTAATTTATTCATAACACCTTTGGGTAATTCTTCAGCCATTTTTATACTTCTCCGTATATGCTTCTTCAAAGCCCTCTTCATGAACACAGTTCTCATGATTGCCCCAGAGTCTTTGGAAGTAAGTGTCATGTACTTCTAGGTAGTCCTGCTCACTGTATTCATCAGGAGCTAATCTACCTTTGATAATCCACATAAACCTATTTACTTCTTTATGGATAGGACTATTAGTGTTTCTCATTGCCAAGCCATACAGCAAAGCATCCTGTTAAGGCTCCCATACAGATAGACACTAGGCCTGACTGCTGTATGGAAGGATCTGGTAGGGTCATGAACCAATGAACTGCTTGGTAGGTTAAGACAGTCACTGCAAGCATCATAATGCGTGGCATAATCTGCCACTTAAGTACACGTTCCATGATAATCTCTGGCATTATTCCCAATCCCTTTTTGTTCGTGGTTGAAATACGTCTTTGGCCTCAAGATGACCCTCTAGATACATGGCTCTTTCAACATGATCTAAAGAATACTTGACGCCAGTGTCTTGAAATATTGCTTCTCTGATGTAGAAGACGTCAGACCTTGGGATGTGTACTCTTTGTAGTCTCCCTTCGTCCTCGTCAGCTAGTGCTAGATAAAATTCTTCTAGTACATTATCGCTAATGTACATTTTCGGCTTGGACATGACTAGTTATACCTATAAAATTCTCTATGTCAAGAGAGAACGACAAAGAATCTAAGAAAAATTCTTACATGGTACTTAAAGTATACTTAAAGTATTATTATTTCTTTATATATATAAGTAATAATAGACTTTAAGTGTACTTTAAGTTACTCTAAGTACTCTAGTTACTTAAAGTTATACTTAATTATATCACATTTTGTGCAGATGTCAAGAGAAATCTTTAAGTTTTTACTATTACTTATTGAACAGGTGTTCAATTAATACTTAAAGCGTTCTTAACGGCGAGGGTCGGGTATTATCTTCGGGTAGAATACCCTCTGAGAGGCTGTGAGTGGCTCTCTAAGGGGTCATCTCGTAGATTCATGGGGGTAGGCCTACCGTAGGCATGGAGATGGCTCTGTGAGGCTGGATTATGATTAACATTATGTATAGGGATTATGTATATGTCCATAGGTATAACGTATGTGTGGGGGTTAAAGTATTGGTTCATGTAGTTACCAAGTGTATTTGACCCCCCGCTGTCATTGGGTGTATACGTATACGGACACCCCCCGTATGGCCCATGCCCCCCATGCTGTATACAACGGTATACACAAGGTTTTCCTCAGTTAATGTGACACTTTAAGCTGTAACTCCTTGATATCATTGTGTTTTCTATACAATGTAGGATTATTCAGTACACATAATCGGGATTTTTCCTTGTGTTTTCAGGGGGTTACTGTTTGTGAGTAAGGCCATGCACTATACACTACCCATAATAACATTATGTCTGCACATATACACCCACCCCATTATATGTCTTATACATTATCTCTTATACATTATC